TCAAATTTTTGCATATTTGTAAATATCTAAGGATTTTCCAAGTAACTTCATAATTTCTAGCTCATCAATTGCGTCATTTAAAGCATTATGTCTCTCCATATACCTATAATTTCCTGACAACAATTGCATCATTGGCTCCACACCATAATTTCGTTTCATCTTACCAGTCTTGCAACATTCTACATTGTCCGGAATTTTATCATTATATTGCCTATATGCAGCAATTCTCATAATATCGAACCAATTATACGAGAATAATTCTTTTAATAGATTTTTATCAAACGAAGCATTATAAGCAAATAATTCTTTTACTTGATATTTCTCAAAGGTAGCGTTGATTTTTTCCATAGATTTTTTACGTGATAATAAAATGTCTTTTGGTTTTCGTTCCTTCACAGGCAATACTCTAGAAAACATACCACCCACTTTATACTCTGGATCAAATATGAAATATAAATCATCGACCTTTTTGAATGTGTCCTTTTCAGCTATTACAATACCTATAGACATAACTTCATTATTCCAATTTGTCTCAATATCAATCACAGCAAAAAAATCCATTTAATCATCCTTTCCTAAGCAGATTAGAAAGTTCAATTTTTGATTAAAATGAATACTCTTATCTGATGGTTTATTATATTTCTTTATAGCACCTTTAGTTATTGCATTAGAAACAGCATCCAGGAAACGAATTTTATTTGGTACAGTTATTTCAAATAAAGTGTTATCTCTGGTATTCCATAGAATACCTTTTTTCTTTCCCATTGCAACGACATAACTTGCACATTGAAGAAAATGTTCGTGTGTAAGCTCCGAAACAAATTTCAATTCATAAATAATGTCATCCTTTACGGCATCTACCATACCAAATGCTGTGAATAATAATTCACCATTCTTTTTGTCAGAAAAATACAATTTACATTCACTCTGTACATCTTCATCCCTGGATAGTCGGGTAGCTAAACGCTCACAAATAGCGTTCTCTTCGTTTTCACTGATAAACGGAATTTCAACTTGGTTACGGTATCTATTCTGAGTTGTTTCAAGCGATGTAACAAATAATATTTTCTCTTCAAGAGAAGAATTCTTCACTTTATCTGTATATAAAAAGCACCTATCTTTATATATAGACATATAGAACTCAATACTCTCATCTATTGAGTATCCGTCAAAATATGTTGCCTCCTGAAAAATACCTATACATGGTGAAAGGTCTATAAATCCATCATTATTCTTGATCTGAATAATGCTATTATCATTAACATCAATTTTTTTAGTCTTTATCGTAGAAAAACATTGCTCTACATCTTCTTTGAATTTAAACTCGAACATATTTGATATTTCCATGTCTTCGAATTTCGTATTCATATTTACTGGAGTTGCCAGTGTTTTTTCTGACAGTTCCGCCTCATCACTTTCAACAAAAATAATTTGCTTTTTTCCTCGACTCGCAGCAACACAAAAAATATTTCTTAAAATTTCATATGACTGGAATGGTTTATTTATCCTTATAGACCAGTAGCTTTCTGTATAGTCAAAGATAACAACAATCTTTCTTTCGAGTCCTTTACTGCTATCATATGTTGTAAATATTGCAGAATTTTTTGAGGGATTAATCGAACCCATAGAATCTGAATCAGAAATACTTGCATAAACTGTATCCTTATTATAAGTTTTTGGACATTCTTCTTCTAACCTATTAAGTGTTTTAGATAAATCACCAGTTCGTGATCCCAAGCAAAGAATATCCCCTGGCTCTTGCATGGCCAAGAACTCAACCACTTGATCCCTACTCATTTTTTTTACATGGCAGTCATTATTGACACCTACAATTGGCTTATTCCAAATACGCCCCAAACTAGCCGCCAGTTCTGCAGACAAGCGAAAACATCTAGTAAATTCTAACAAGACATGCTCACCTAGAAAATCATCGATAAATTTTGATACATTAAGAGTTGTCTTATCATATATTTTTTGTTGCATGTCTCCTACTGCAATAATTTGCATATTAGGATTTGCCTCTTTAACTATTTTTAGCAATTCAGCTAATTCAAGTTCTATGTCTTGATATTCATCGATAATCAGCATATCATATTTCTCAACATAAGGTTTTGATTTAATAAATGTTTGAATAAGATCTGAGATACCTGCATTTTTTATACCCATACGACTCAATGTCCAATATGCAAATCCATGATAATTTGTTACCAAAACATTTTTCTTGTGTATTTTTGATTTGGCATCAATCTTTAAGAGTTTATTATAGGTCAAGTATAATATATTCTTTTCTTTCGGAAGTTCTTCACAAAGTACCTGAATTGCTGTAGTTTTACCACTTCCGATACATGCATCTACAAGAATATTCTTACCTTCTTGAGCGATTTCAACAAATTTACTTTGTTCATCTGACAATTGCATTACTATTCTCCTTCAATTTTTAATACAAAATCATACTATCCATTATATGCTTTAGTCAACATTACCACACACTCTATATGGCACGAGAGGCCTTGATTGATAACAACATAATCGGAATAGTCCGTTTGTCTACGGAAACATATCAACTCATATCTGTAGTAGAAATATCTCCACTTCTGTCGTTATCTATATCGCAACCTAAACCTCGCCAGTATACGGGAACTGGTCTGCAATTCCCTTTATATTTCCTATTATAATGCTAAAGTCAATAGTTTCAGACTTCCCATTGTCTCGACCCTGCCTGTTCGCAGTACAAGGGATAGGTCAACGACTATTTTCCAGTCCATCTGGAACCACAATTCCCATGCACTCGACCTTAATAGTCAAAAATTCACACGATAAATCCACCAGTACTGTTTGCCTAGTCTATAAAAACGCTGTCTTTGATACAAACAGAAAAAGCCTTCTCCGGCACATAAGTGCTGAAAAAGGCTTGAAATAAAGGGCTTTCGAGGTTTCGCTGTGTTTTACAGCAGAGCTTCGGAAGCCCTTTTTCTGTTTATTCAATTGTTGCTGGCCGGTTCTGTGGCCTTTGGAGCTTACCCCTCAAAACAGGCTGTCGGAGGAATAATTAAAAGGTTCAGTAGCCTCTATATTTCTTTGCACTTTTTTGAATCAGCTCGTGTATTTCCTCTACATCGATGACGCTCATCATCGTATTCTGATCATCTACAAATCTGCGAGCGCCACGGGTAACATGTCCAGTTGTTACGAGAATCGCTTTATTTATTTGATCAGCCGACTGAACACCATATAGAGAACGAACGATATTTACACCCACAGAGTTCTGGCGTCCGTACCGTTTACACTCTATATAGAAAACGACCGGCTTTCCCATCTCATACTTTGTTGCGACAATATCACGACCACCATCTCTGGTTTGTTGTGTCAACTTTGTTTCAAAGCCCTCATCTTGAAGCACCCGCTCGATAACTGCCTCAAACTCTCTGGGAGAGATGTCATAGATCAACTCACGGTTTTGGGCGATGTCCATGATGATTTGCTCCACTCGTGTAAATGTAGGGTATGCATCATCGGGGTCAAAATCATCTCGGCAATATATGACTCCCATGTGCGGTTCTTCCTCAAACCGACCCCCAGCTATTTCGCTATCTTCATAGTTGAATGCACCTATAGGATACTCGTAGCCAGATATTCTGAAGGAGATTTCATTCCCGCATTGATCACATTCAATGTATCCTTCGTGACGGAATTCGATTTCTTCACCCATCCTATTATCGCCATGATCATATACATAGGACTCAAAATCAAAATCTTCTTTGTGTATTCCGGTAATCTTCCCGCATCTACCACAGCGGATAAAAACATCTTCTATAAGCTCCATCATGCAAACATCTCCGCATTCCACACCAGATTAACAAGCTGAACAAGAAGCTGAATTCGCTCAGTGATTTCTGTTTTTCCGAACTGTGCATAAGGCTTGAAGCCCAGACCATTGTCAGCAATAAACTTCTTGAACTTTGGATTATTCTGATAGGCCTGATCACCCAGCGACTCGGTATAAATGTTTCCTTCATTGGAGCAATACTTCGAGAGCTTATAATCATATTTTGAGTCATTCAGACTGGCATTGATGCTCTTATGCAAAAGTAATAGTGCGCCGAAGCTATTTCTCCACCGTCTGAATTCTTCTTGATCGGAGTATTCGCTGGTAAACCACTCGTAATGGTCCGTGATAATATGCTCGATTTCAAATGGATTCTTTGTCTGCGTATTCATGTAGTTGCAGTAATTCGAAGCTACACCGGTCTGCTCCTCAATATAGCCCGTGATGCGAGCAAGCATATTCTTGATGTATTTCTTGGTAAAGCTGTTCAAACGCAGCTCAGGAAGGGCTGCTGCCGGATCATATGCGAGGTTGTCAGATTGGGCTTTCAAACGAGCCTTCAGCACATCAATAGAACAGCGACGAATATTCTTTGTTACGTTAAACACGTAATTCTTGATAGTGCTATAGTCTACAGACCTATAATTCGTTACTCTGGCAGTAATCAGCAGATCAATGAATCGAGCGACCAAATTCATCTTTTCAATGATAACCGGCCACGTATCCTCATAACAAATAGGAGCCAGTAGCAACTGCGGCTGAAGTGTAAAATTAACCTGTGCATTGTAATAGATATACTTTGTTTCCTCTGCAAATGTGTTCTCAGTTTCACGGATTTTCCTGTAAACATTCGCAAATTTAGAAAACTTCATAATAAAGAGCTCAAAATCATCTGTTGTGGATAGGCCGAGCTTGTCTCGCTCATCACGTACCCATTTGTGGAAAGAACCACCAATGATATCAAAATCCTGATTCACGGCACCGGCTTTCGTTTCACGGATGGTTTCGGCATATTGAGCTCTTAGCCATGCTTTGATAAATGTTTCATCTCCCTTATCGTCGTCTTTTTTGAGGGAGAGAACTTTGTCTTTCCAAATATTATTGAGTTTTTCACGCTTGGAATCATCCTTTATCTCTGATAGTAGGTATCCTTTCAACATTTCTGTTGATGTGAGACTCAGACCTCTATCGTTCATGGTTACAAAGACTTTATGGGCATCCTGTTCTGTGGTGGCCACAATCTCTATAAAGAACACCTTCTCGGCCAGCCAGTCACAGAAATGCAAGAGCATGTTGTCAGTAATATCATCATTGGGAAAAACATCAATGATATCGGTATATCTGCCATAGAGGTTTTTCACGGACTCTCCGACATTGGTCGTGTCAAACGGCTGATCATTAAAAATTGCATTCATGCAATCAGCTCGATCCTCAACATTTATATTGAAGGACTTAGTTCCGTACGCCTCAGAAAAAATCATCTGTTCGATCATGCTATAGTTCTGACCAAGTGAACGGAGCCGATTATTTAGATACATTAGCAGGAGCGTCAGCGATGAGAATCTCTGCTGGCCGTCTATGATTGCATTTTCACGACCAGCAAGAACAATGGACCCCATGAAATATGCACCATAGTCCTGCACATCCTTGCGATCATCACCGGGAACATAATAATCCAAGAACTCCGATGTAAGGTCATCGATCAGTTCCTCGATATGTTTTCTCTGCCACATATACTCACGCTGATAATAGTGAATCGAGTACTTTGTATTCTGTAAAAGCTGCTTTAAGCTCTTAGGAGAACCTTCAATCTTCTTCACGGGTAACTCTTCCTCCTGATTGGTTTATATTTTCTCTGCAAACAATTCCGGCATGTTGTATCGTACACTCGACGCCTCTGTTCGAGCGTTAGTATTTGAGCATTCAAGCAATGCCGTGCTCAGATGCCATTTTCCATCCGGCCCTTCGATAATAAACTCATCCTTGTTGTTCCGGATATATGTGGATACCTCACGTGAGAATCCGTTCCGCTGAAGAAGGATTGTTATTGGATTCGTCGTTCCGTATTCTACAAATTCGTACCAGTTGTTATCAAACTCCTTCAGCTGATGGACCGTCTTATACTCATTCGAGAAGCGAAGGAAGTAGTTTGAAATACTGAACAGCACAATGTTATCAATGACCTCCAAGGTGTCGGCAAATACGATATTGCGGTGCCGGAGTCCATCGTCATAGTATTCTTTCTGGCCTCGGTTCACCCAGAAGTTATCCCGGTGCTGCTGCCGGTACTCCAGTGCCTTTTTCATGATATTGCTAAGGCCAGTACCTTCCATCCATTGAATAAGAACAACCGCATACCAGCGCAGGAGCGTCGGCTTTCCGAGTGTGGAGGCTTCATACTTTCCCCATTTGAAGATCCGACTCAGCTTTTCAAGGAAAGCCAAAACGTCGTCATAGTTGAACCTGCCATCTACACGGTCAGGGTATTTCAAGCCCATTGCGATAGCGGCACGTAGGTTTTTCGTCTGATCCACCGAGGTGTTGATATCATCATCCGGTTCTGTGAACGGATCAGTAAAGGCTTCTCGTATTTTCGCTTCGTCCTTGGGTGTCAGCAGATTAGAGAACTCACGCCTTACAAGGCTGTCGTTGTCCTGCATAATATCCCGTAAAAGAATGAGGGCAAACTTACGCATCATTACATAGGCTTCCTCTGACTGTGCGTCATTTCTTTTTACGAGTTCAATATTGCCCTGCAGTAGTGCCTCGACGACATATTTCTTTTCGGTGTTTGTTAGGCTCTTCGGTCCAGCCTCGATAGAAAGCGTTTGCTTCGGGACCTCTTTCTTCAAAAGATCCACATAGTCTTCCTGTTTCAGCTTTTCACCCTGCGAGACGAAGAATACATTCCCGTAAAGGTTGAAACGGATGCGTCCGACACGTCCTATCAGGTTTCGGAAGTCAACCGGCGTCATCACCTTTCGGAAAATCTTGTTATCGGTAATGAACAGATTATCCGCTGGGAGGTTGACACCCTCAAGTAAGGTGCTGGTACAGAATATAGTCGTGATTTTGCCACGACGGAACATGTCCTCGATACGCATTCTGATGGCAGCTGGTAGGTATCCAATGTGATATGCGACGCCCTTTTTTATAATCTGGGCCAAATAGTAGTCGCCATGAACTTCATTCGTGATATCCCTTGCCAGTGCATTCAGGTCATTATCCTGAATTTCCGAAAGCTGATCTGCAAAAGCAAGCGCATTTTCAATCGCCTTACTTCTGCCGTTGCAATAAACGATGGTCTGCTGCTTTCGCTCAAAGGGGATTTCCCGGTTTATTCTTTCAAACATCAGAAGGAACGAAACCAGAGAAGCGTTTCTGTCTTTGATTTCCGCAAGGTAATCCAACTCACCGGTATGGTCGTTATATACGCTGACTGTGAAATTGTTGAGGTCGATGCTGAACTTAATCTGGGCCACCGGTGAAAAAGTGGAACATAGGTGGCTATCATCACCGTCGGTTTCGATGTCTGTCAGCAACTTTAGATATACCTCTGGATTTGGAATATTAGGTGAGGCAAAGACGAAGTGCGGCTTCTTCTTCCTTTTGAGAAGCATATCCACGGTTTTATAGTAGAACGGCCCACGGCTATTTTTTCCGGACAGTTTGTGCGCTTCATCGATGAATAGATAGTCGATTTGCAAATCCGGTTTGCTGATGAGCAGATATAACAGTCGTTCCGGAGTCAGCACAAGTATGAAGTTATGCTTGCCCTCCAAAGCGATATCCCCGGCGGCGGTGACCACCTTATAATTGTGCTCCGACAAAAGGTTCTTAAGGTCCTCGTCAATGACCTGCTTGTAGATCTCATTGATCAGTGCCTTTGTTGGGACAATCAGGGCGAAGTTCATTTTTACCCCATGCTGTATCTGGTCCTTGATGTACATTCTCATGAGGAAGGACTTACCCATAGATGTCGGACCGGAATAGCTGAAGTGATCATCCGAGAGATGATCGTAAGCATTTTTCTGTGCGCCGAAGAACCGAAGTTCCGGTGCTGCAGGAATTGTCAAATAATCATTCTGGTATTCAGCGAAGAAACGCTCTAATGCGGTCGTGCCGTAAAAGTCGCTATCGATTATCCTTCTTGCCTGATAGTTCCCGGTGTTTGCGAACACTGATCCGGCATAGAACTTTACATCAGGATTGTCCGGGTACAGAGAATACAGCAGGATGATTATCTCCTGCGCCCACATTTTATGCTTGTCCCGGTTCATCGCATGTGTCGACTTGGACAGCAAGTCGGCAAACCGCAAGGCCGACACCACATCAATTTCCCGCATCTGCCGTTTATCAGTGAGGTTAAATTTGGTGATGGCATAGTTATAAAGGATGTCGTCGTAGAGTTCATTCAGGAAGGGATTGTTGTCAATGTCCCCGAAAATGGCATCGCCAAGGTTATGCAGTATTTGATTGCTCAAGGTCTGCCACCCCCATTCATCACACGGTCCATGATTTGTGTTTTTTCAGCATCTGCATCGTTGAGTGGCAGAATGTAGAAATAAAACGAGTGGTTTCCGAGGCCAAGGGCATTAATCTTGCTGGCTATATATGCCGCATGATTGCGAATATCTGTATCCATTTTCTGAGTCAGTGCACGTCGGAAGTCTACCGCACTGTAATTAGCAGGATTGAGACCGAGATTATACGCAAGGAAAACGCCATAGGCTGTATCATACGGGATCGACTGTCCTTTACTCGGAATAAGCAGGTCTTTGATTTTCTGAACCGTGTCTTTATCAAAGGACTTGCTGAATACCGTGTTTTCAGCAAGGGTGCGCTCCTGTGTGCTTTGTTTTTCGATCTCAACAATGGCGTCGAAGGCAGTGTCAACAGCTTTTTTCATATCACCCACAATGCTGGAGGTGCCAAACACCATGTGGTAGTATGGCATGCCGAAAGCCTGCTCCAGCGAGAGAAGATGTATTCCGTCACATTTACTGTCATATTGTTTTGCTCCGGTTTGAAGCTCTACCTTGCTCATGATTTTGGGAGCTCCCAGAACCTGCTCTAAAAACACATATAGCATGATTTCACCAAGGTCATTTCCGGTGCCTTTCTGCCCCGGAGCCCCGTTGCGTTTCATGATGTCGATGGCATCCATTCCTACGCTGTACACATCGCCCTCAACATGATAGTTCTCGATCTGAGCACGAGAAAAAACATATTGACCGATGTTCTTCCTAAGAAACACTTCCAGCTTATCTGATGAGAATGCATTGTTGTTGACGTTGAGGTGAAATAGGCGCAGTTGTTCCGGGTTTTTTAAGCCAAGGGTCTCAGCGTGAGACACCTCAGTAAAAACCTCGTCAAATTTACCTCCGCTTATAGTCTTGTAAAAAGAATCATTCATTGCATTCTCCACCTTGATACAGTTTACTCTTCATCCTTTTTATTGCCATGCATAGCCGGATTTTCCGCTACCATAAGCGTCTCCTGTGAAGGCATAATATACTCCTTGCCTTCGGGATTGTAGGTAAGGTTAAACACCAGATCAGACAGCCACTTCTTAAACGATGGATTATCTTGGAATTGTTTGAAAAGTTCCATGTTGTCCGCCATGATAGAGAAGATGACTTGCTACAGTGCTCTTTCGCTCTCGGTCCGGGCCTCCTGCGCATCAGAGTTTCTCATTGCATTCTGATATTTCTTATCTTTGGAAACCATCTCAGGAATAGCCAGAATCTGTCGTTGCACATTGTCCGCATCGTTCCAGTTTATGTTTCCGAACATGTCGTTGAAGTCCATGATGATCTTGGAAAGCAGGTCCATTTCCGGCTCAACGATATGGCCTACCTTGCCTGCTGGTACCGGTGCAATTTCTGCATCAGCATCCTCCAGCTTAATAGCAATAGCCTCCTGCGCTTCATTCCTGTAGCTGCTCAGATCTATCGTCTGAAGGATACCTTCCGAAAGATCATCGTCACGAGGCGACGGAAGTTTCGGTATCAGCAAGTTCAGGAAGATCGACAGCTTCTCCCAGTCAACATTTCCATAAGGAAGAATTGCTCCAAGGAAGCCATATGTACGCACGAACGATTTAGCTGCGCTTTTAAACTTAATCTGATCGTCAAGTTCGAGCTGTTTATATACAGCTGTGCAGGCATCCAGAATAGGATCGAGGCGATCACGCTCCGCTCCACTCAGGAATAGGTCTACCAGCTTTTCAACATTGCTGTCATCATAGACCTGATATTCCTCCATAATGGTAATCAAGTCGTACAGCTTATTAGGATCAGTCTCTCCGGAAAGAATCGTTGTTCTGTAGAACTTCGAGAACGCCTCCTCAATCACAGAGGTCTTGTTGGCAAAGTCCAAAACATATACTTCATCCTTGCCGGGATACGCTCTGTTCAAGCGGGAAAGTGTCTGTACTGCAGCAATATCATAGAGTGGCTTGTCCACATACATTGTCTGCAGCAGCGGCTCGTCGAAACCGGTCTGGAACATGTCAGCAACGATAAGTATCCTATACGGATCTTTTTTGAACTGCTTTGGAATCTTGGCATCCGGGAATCCGTTCATGGCAGCTGATGTCAATGCCGGTTCCTGCCCGTTATATTTATGTTCGCCGGAGAAGGCCACAATTGTATTATAAGGACTATGCCTGTCTGCGAGGCACTTGTTAATAGCGTAGTAGTATTCGATGCATCTCGGAATGCTGGCGGTGACCACCATTGCACGCGCTTTGCCGCCGATCTTCTTCTTAGCGACTACCTGCTCATGGAAATGCTCCACCATCATAGCTGCCTTTTTAGCGATAACGTCCGGATTACCCTCGACAAAGGCACGCAGCTTCTTCTGCGCACGCTTCTTGTCAAACATCGGATCGTCCTCGACCGTTTTCATGATCTTATACCAGCTGTCGATGGTCGTATAGTTCCGAAGCACATCAAGAATGAAGCCCTCCTGAATGGCCTGCTTCATCGTATAGACATGGAACGGGCGATGCTTGATTTCACCATCCTCCTCATAGGCAACACCGAACATCTCCTCGGTCTTGTTCTTCGGAGTAGCTGTGAAAGCAAAGTAGCTGGCGGAGGAGACGAGCTTGCGTCCCTCCATCATGGCATTGATCTTGTCCTCGTTGTCCGCATCGTCATCTGTGGCAAGGCCGGAAAGTGCCAGATTCATGTTTGCGGAGTTACGTCCGCTCTGGCCAGAATGCGCCTCGTCGATGATGATGGCAAACTTGTTATTCTTATGTTCCTGCCCAATCTCAGATATGATGTATGGGAACTTTTCAATCGTAGATATAATGATGCGCTTGCCGTCCTGTATGGCCTTACGCAAATCGCCGGAATGCTCAGCCCAAGTGACAGTATTCTTGACCTGCATGAACTGCTTGATCGTATTGCGGATCTGTTTATCCAGAATACGGCGGTCAGTAACCACAAGGACGGAATTAATCATCGGATGTCCGTCTTTTTCAAGTCCAATCAGCTGATGCGCCAGCCATGCGATAGAGTTTGACTTGCCGCTTCCGGCGCTGTGCTGGATAAGGTAACGTTTGCCGACACCATTTTTCTGCACGTCAGCAAGCAGCTTCTCCACGCAGTCGAGCTGATGGTAACGAGGCCAAATCTGTTTGATGGACTTCTTCTTGGTATCCTCGTCCACCTCTTCGATGACCTGCGCGTAGTTTTCTATAATACGGGACAGCTTCCTCTTGGTAAGGATGTCCTTCCAAAGGTAGTCTGTCATAAGGCCGTCCGGATTCGGCGGATTTCCTGCGCCGTCGTTATAGCCTTTATTGAATGGCAAGAACCAGCTATCTTTTCCGGCAAGTTTCGTGCAGAACTGAATCGTAGCATCATCTACAGCAAAATGAACCATGCAACGCTTGAAGGAGAACAGCAGATCATGAAAATCTCTGTCTTCCTTATACTGGCGCACAGCATTTTCGGTATTCTGCTTTGTGAGCTGGTTTTTCAGCTCCATTGTGATAACCGGGAGGCCGTTGATAAACAGGCAGACATCCAGAGCCAGCTTCCCAGCATCCTGTGAATAGCGCAGCTGCCGTGTCACGCTGAAGATGTTCTTCTCATACATGATTCTGGCCTGCTCATTATTTTCAGTCGGCGTCAGATAGAACATGATGAGATCTGCCGGATAAACCTTCACGCCATTGCGAAGTACATCAATAATGCCGCGCTTGGCAATCTCGCCGGACAGGCGGTTCAGGAACTGTCGTTTCTTTGTGTCAGAAGTGAACACACCCAGCTTTTCCATTTCCTTCGGCTGCGTATCCTGCAGGAACCGGAACAGGCGCGTCTCGTCGACAGCATATTCTTTGTTATAGTCGGCGTTTGATCATTCCTCGTACCCGTTCTGCTCAACCAGCCACTTCACGATTAAGGATTCAAGGCCGTTTTCCTTTGTGTTGGTAAAAGCCATTGTCAATCCTCCTGTTCTTCGGTTTCTATATCCTCTTCATCGGACTGATCCTCAATATATTCATACTCAGGAATATCTACTGAGCGAACATCTATTTTCCCAGTAACGGCGTCTGAAATGATCCTCGCTTTTAATTCCTGAAGATTTTTTATGTTCCCTCGTTCTATCTCGATAGCCTTGTCGATCTGAACAAGCCTCCGTTCAATCTCCGCAAGAATACTTTTCTGTTCTTTAACATTCGGTATTCCAAGCGTAAAGTTCTTTATGTAATTAACGGATACTCGCTTCTGTCCAGCCGAACCTGTCATAACCTCTTCACCAAGTTTCCTGAACGGTCTTGTCATCGTAATCATATACAGATACTCGGAAAGTACTTTATCTGAAGTACGTAGATTTATAAATTCTGTAGTGCCAAAGCCTATATCCGTATCAAGATCGTCCAAGCAAGCTCCTTTTCCGTTTTCAAAGCACGGAGTAATCTTTGCTACCACAACATCTCCCTTTGCGAACGATGAGAACCCAGTTCTAACCTCTGCAATTGTTTTCTTGATGGAGCAGTCAATTTCTCCTGTTTCTGTAACGTTTTCCATTGGAAGAAAAGTGACCAACTCCGAGTCATCTTTTGTCTTAACGATATCTGCAATTGAGGCATTTGCTCTACAGATACGTTTTAGAGGTAGAACCTCCCATGTAGCAGGAATTTCACCGAGCCAATACACACCGCTATCTTTTTTCTCAGATTCCCTAAAACCATGCAAAATGCCCTGATCTATAACCGCCTTGCGCAATTCCTTATACGCAGAAACCTGCTTTTTCTTGACAGCAATAAGACGATTGACCTCTGAAACCTTCCAATCAAGGTATTTTACAATCTGATCCTGCTCTTCACGCGGAGGAATCGGCAGCATTACATTGCCAAGATAGTTCATTGAAATACGCATACGAACAGATGTAAGAACACCTTCGTCGCTCTCGTGCATCAGGATACCTTTCCCAAGTCCTATAAGACTCCGCTGAAAAGTAATCAGCCTAAAGATGTAGTGGTAATACCAAATATTCTCATCTTCACGCGGATAAAAAGCATAGTAAACCGGACTGATTGCTCCATAATATTTGGATACACCAGCAGCGCCGGAAACTACGTTCATGCAGTTGACAAGCAAATCGTTCTCACGGCAAATGTTATATTGCGTCAGATCATCTTTGGGCTTATTACCTCCTGTGCCTTCTTTTTCAGCATAAGGGACGACACCCTGCTTTGCTGTCAGAGATAATATAAAATCAGTTTGAATCGGATTATTCCGCTCTTTTCTCATGGCAAATACGCCTTTGAGACGTTTCATTTCCCAGTGTGATGGAATTTGTGCCACCCATTTCTGATCGACTGTAGTATAGGAAGCATATTCTTTATCCATTTATGTTTCCTCCCACAATTCCTGTCAACATGCCATCAGCTTCTTTTTCAAGTTCGTTCAAGGATGCGATAATCTCATCCATGCATCCGGAGCATAAGAGAGCACCTCGTTCTTCATGAAGCCTTCAATCCCACCCTCATAAGTAAATGGAATAAGCTCCGTGTCACGCAAATCACTATCAGCTTCTCCTGCGACTGGATTTGCATTGGCATCTTTAACAGTGATGAACGGACGGATTTTCTTCAAAACAGTAGCTTTCAACTTCGTAGCCTTAGCAAATGCAGCCCAATCGTCAAGTGGAGTTCCAGACGGGACAGATGCAATAGCTCTTCTAACTGCAGCGAGTTCATCTGCTTTTTTAAACACATCTGCAGGGATTACGCCATCTGGATTCACACTCAACCTTAGAGGACGCTCAACCGTTACAGACCAATATGCAAAGTCGTCATTGTTAAAGATCATGCTGACTTCGCTTTCCTCCATTTCAAGGAAAATGCGCATAATCTCATTTCTAATATCAGAAGTAAACTCGCAGTTCTTTTTTCCCATATTGCGAGGTAATGGCGACTTCATTTTTGAAGCATCAATGAGCTGAATTTTTCCTTTTCGTCGATCTTCCTTCTTGTTAGATAATATCCAGATAAAAGTGCCTATACCAGTGTTGTAAAACATATTGTCAGGGAGAGAAATAATTGCCTCTACCAAATCATTCTCAATAAGGTATCTACGAGTATTGCTTTCTCCGCTGCCAGCATCTCCGGTGAAAATGGACGAACCGTTATGTACTTCTGCAATGCGGCTGCCAAGCTCGGTGTCTTTCTTCATCTTTGCCACATTGTTCAACAAGAATAGAAGCTGACCGTCACTGGTGCGAGGGATCATCGGCATGACATCCCCGCCCTCAAGATAGGTATTGAAGCGCGTATCGAGGATTTCCTTCTTGCCGCCCATCTTCTCGGCATCTGTTTTCCAGCTCTTTCCGTAAGGCGGATTTGAGAGCATGAAGTCAAACTGACGGGATGCATGTTGATCGTCGGAAAGAGTGGAGCCGTACATGATATGCTCAGCTTCCTCGCCGTCACCTTTCAGCAGCATATCCGCAGTACAGATAGCGTAAGTCTCAGGATTGATCTCCTGCCCGAACAGATGGATAGCCACTTCCTTGCCGCGTCTCTTGGCCAGCGTCAGAAGTCTGTCCTGAGCGACGGTGAGCATACCACCAGTACCACAGGCTCCATCATAGCAGGAATAAGATGCATCTTTTATCTTGTCGGCAATCGGCATAAACACAAGGTCAGCCATGAGCTCAACAACATCACGAGGTGTCCAGTGTTCTCCGGCTTCCTCGTTGTTCTCCTCATTAAACTTACGGATTAGTTCCTCAAAGATGGTACCCATGCCGTGGTTATCAAGGCCGGGATGCTTGAGGATCGTCTTTGCCTCATCCTTATAAATTGGATTAGGACTCAGGTTGATATCAGAAGAAGTGAACTTTTCAATAACGGCCCCAAGAATATCCGCATCCACCATCGTGTCGATCTGATTACGGAATTTGAACTTATCCAAAATCACCTGAACATTTGGCGAAAAGCCGTCAAGATAAGCAATAAAATCTGCCTTAAGCGTCTGAGCCTTTGCACGGCTTGTTAAGTCTTTCAGTAGGAAGGGCGAAGCATTGCAGAAAGCTTGACCTGCAGCATTACAAAGCGCTGGCCATTGGTTATCAATCTTTGCGGCATCCAGCTGCTTCTTCATTGTCAGCACAGCTGGCTTTGTTTCTTCCAGCATAGCATCCAGACGGCGAATGACCGTCATTGGCAGAATAACATCACGATACTTACCGCGCACATAAACATCACGCAGGCAGTCATCTGCAATTCCCCATATAAAACTCACTATCTGATTATGAACCTGATTGTCCATATAGATTTTCCTCTCTTGACTCTGATTTCGGCACTAAGCCATTATGATCGTACCAAATGTGCTGTCCCAAAAAACGGACTTATTCGGTCTTATCTTCCTTATCATCAACTTTGTCGTCAGCGGCACCGCCGGAACGAATCCAATCATCCACCTCTGACAGCTTGAATTTCCACAGCTTACCAACTTTATAGGCTGGCATATTTCTTTTAGCGATCCACTGCAAAATGGTTTCTCTGCCAACGCCAAGGTATGCTTGGACTTCTTTCAATGTTGACCATTTTTCAATGTTCTCGTTACCCAATTTAGTTACCTCCAGATCTCTTAAATGTCTTGTTCTCTACTACAATCGTTACATTGAATGGGCTTGAATAGTTCGGGTAGCAATCTTTACTGTTTTTATCAACCATAACCCATTGACTTTCAAAAGTGTCCTCGTTGCCACGGGCATCAAATTCAACCGATACAACAGCTCGTCCATTTGGAGCCGTATCCGGTATGTCAATTGACAGCTGCACGGCGCAGGGAGTGATAGAATCCTCATTTATACAGATAAGCCTTCGGCCCGTCCATGCGACCTTACCAGAGTTAAGTAGTTTCCATGTGTGGGTGAAGTGCTCGTAAAAATCAACGACATGTCGCCGGTCGGCAGATGCCGTTCCAATCCAGAAAGCATCTCCATCATAGAGTGGCTTATGGAATGACGGCTCGTCCGTTTCCGGCTGGGACAAATACTGCTGATAGTTCGTCGCTACGATATCAGCATCGGAATCCGGCTCGTGTATGATTATCTGAAGCTGGTCAGCGAGGGCTTTTGTCAAAGCCGAAGCATTTATATCTGCGTCCGTTGGGATCGTGAAGTAGTTCATCACGGTTCTGACGGACGCTTTTTTTATATGCTCCGACAGGTACTTCGCAAGACCGGTAGTATTTATCGGATTTGGAAAAGAGCTTCTGTGGTTCCTCGAAAGGAGCTTGCCGCCATTGAACAGTTTTGCCCCGTAATTTGAGTTGCTATAGGTACCTTTCTTTGTAAAGGAGTAGCTACTGCCTGCAGCTTTAAAGACGTCAATTACAAACGCATCTTGATTTGGTGCGCCTTCTGTAGAGTTGTATATACCCCTGCAAAAATGAGCGAAATCTATGCAAATCACCCCTTTCAGAAAAAGTCCTATCAAAAGTCCTGAAAGTCCTTTTTTCATGGTCCTTGCGCTTATAGGAAGTCCTTTTTCATCTCGGTATCTTATTAGTGGATGGCAGAGATGCGAGAGCCTGATCCGTCGGACCGTGGACCATATTATTTAATTATATCACACTCAAGCCCAAAAATCAATAGTTTTGGGCGATAACAGGCACAAACCGACACAAACTCACTTTTAAACAATCGCCATTCACAGAAGCTACCTCTCAGCTCGTTCACCGGCCATGAACGATCCGGAGCTGAGTGGTCGGCAGCATCAACAGCCTACTATCCGGATTAGGAAGCTGAACCTGACAAGGAGGGACAAGCAGTGACAAAGCGTGAACGTAACAACTGGATCGTGAACATTGAAAACACTGCTGCCATCGAGTCTCAGTTGGGCTCAGCAGTAGTTGAATCTGTTTTCAAACGCTACGGCGCACACAGCACTTGGGACCTTTGCCCAAGCGACCTGCCTGAAGTTTTCAGCGAACTGTACGCCATTGAAGTGGATCTCGACTAAAAAACCGTCCTGAGCAAGACGGAAAACTGCTCACCATCAGGCACTGCACCGACTGATCACCGGTGGCTCAACGGTTCCTGACGGCCACAAGTAAATATCATCAGCTGCCTTTTGAGCGGGAAGCTGCAGACCGGAACGGAGAAATCTCCGTCGGGACTGTGGTTGGATTTCTATACCCATTTGTAGCTGACCATGAAGGTTTCCTCCGTTCCAAGCAAATCGAACGGAGGAAAATTTCATGCAAAACAACGACAAGAAGTACTTTATCCCGGTCGACGGGACCCCTATCGAGGTCAGCGAGGAAGTTTACAGGGCATACTACCAGCCCATCTGGAAGACTCGCTACCATGCCCAGAAGAATGGTGAGTGCCGCTGCACCAAGGCCCAGCTTTGGAAGTGTGACGGTGTTTGCCCCGGCTGCCCGTTCTACGCTGTCGGGAAGAAGGTTTCCATCGACACGCCTATCGGCGGCGAGGAAGACGAGCTTACCCTTGGCGACACGCTGGCCGACGACGCACCGTCTGCGGAGTCCATCCTTATGGATAAGGAACTGCTCGACACTCTATACGACGAGCTGAACCGCCTTGACCCGGACGGCAGACGCATCTGCGAGCTTATCATGCAGGGAAAGACGGAGCGTGAAATCGCTGCCGACATGGGCAAACGCCAGTCGACCATCAACTACCAGAAGAACAAGGTGTTCTCCATCCTGCGTGAAGCCCTGAAGGACTTCATCTAATACCCAACAAAGGCCGCCGTGGAAGCAATTCTGCGGCGGTCAAAAATTTTTTTAGATTTTTTCGTTCAAAACACCGGTTTCCCTCCAGTGGGTACTGAGGACAGCAAAACAACATAGGTCCTCAGAAAGGAGAAACCGCCAATGAGTGAGTCCAGACCCAACAAGGCCGTCACCGATGAAGAGCTCATCGGAGTGCTTACGGCAATCAGCGTAGTGTCAAGACGTCTGGCGAGGAAGCTGATCCAGCTGAACCAGACAAGCCAATCTCAGGAAGGAGGAAAACGTGATGAGCAAAATGAGCAAAATGGAAGCAAACATCAGGGAGTTGCGGGATATTGCATCTTCTATTAACGACATCGCCAACTGGCTGACCGGCGCATTCAGCGGCAGCGAGGAAGCGGCCCCTGCTCCGGAACCGGAAAAGGCACTCACCCTCGAAGAGGTCAGAGCGATTCTGGCAGAAAAGTCCCGTGATGGCTTCACCGCTCAGATCCGTGACCTTCTCCTGAAGTACGGTGCCAAGAAGCTCTCCGAGATTGACCCGGTAAGCTACAAGGCTCTGGTAGCGGATGCGGAGGTGCTCGGAAATGCCTAACCACGCACTTCTCTCTGCATCGTCCTCGCATAGGTGGCTCAACTGCCCACCATCGGCAAGGCTCTGTGAAGGCTATGACGACAAAGGCAGCGATTTCGCAGCCGAAGGTACCAACGCCCACGCTCTTTGTGAGTTCAAGCTCCGGACAGCACTCGGTATGGAAGCAAAAGACCCGACTGAAGACCTCACTTGGTACAACTCCGAAATGGAGGGATGCGCCAACGGGTATGTGGCTTTCGTGATGGAGTTGGTCGAAGAAGCTAAGAAGACCTGCTCGGATCCTGTGGTCCTGATCGAACAGCGGCTCGACTACTCCAAGTACGTCGAGGAGGGCTTTGGTACCGGCGACTGCGTCATCATCGCAGACGGGACGCTGCACATCGTGGACTACAAGCACGGCAGAGGCGTTCTGGTCGAGGCTGACGACAATCCGCAAATGAAGCTGTATGCGTTAGGCGCTTTAGAGCTGTTCGACTGCATCTACGACATCGACACCGTCAGCATGACCATCTACCAGCCCCGACGCTCTAACGTCAGCACCTTCACCATTCCAAAGGACGAACTCTACGAGTGGGCCGATCAGGTTTTGGCCCCGACTGCAGAGCTTGCCTTCAACGGAGACGGTGAATACCACTGCGGCGAATGGTGCCAGTTCTGCAAGGCCAAAGCTGACTGCCGTGAAAGAGCCAACGCCAACATGGAGCTTGCCAAGTTCGAGTTCAGGCAGCCGCCTCTGCTGAAAGATGAAGAGGTCGAAGAAATCCTCGGTCGCATTGACGAGCTGATCGCTTGGGCCTCCGACATCAAGGACTATGCGCTTCAGGCAGCCATCAGCGGTAAACAGTGGTCCGGCTACAAGCTGGTCGAGGGCCGCTCCAACCGCAAGTACACAGACGAGAATGCCGTCATCGCAGCCGTAACAGCTGCCGGGTACGACCCCTACGAACACAAGATTCTCGGCATCACCGCCATGACCTCGCTTCTCGGAAAGAAACAGTTCAACGACATTCTTGGAGGCCTGATCACCAAGCCTTAAGGAAAACCCACGCTGGTGCCGGACAGCGATAAGAGACCGGCAATGACAACCATTATCGATGATTTCAAGGAGGGCAACTAATATGTCAAACTCTACTAAACTCGCAAACCCCATGAAGGTTATCACCGGCAAGGACACCCGTTGGTCCTACGCCAATGTCTGGGAAGCCAAGTCCATCAACGGCGGCACCCCGAAGTTCAGCGTCAGTCTCATCATTCCGAAGACTGACACCGTGACCGTTCAGAAGATCAAGGCAGCGATTCAGGCGGCCTATGAGGAAGGTCAGGCCAAGCTCAAAGGCAACGGTCGCACCGTACCGCCCCTCACTGCTATCAAGATGCCTCTTCGTGACGGCGACACCGAGCGTCCGGATGATCCGGCTTACGCTGGCAGCTACTTCATCAACGCCAACTCCGCCACGGCTCCCGGCATTGTGGACGCTGACTGCAATCCGATCCTGACCCGCTCCGAGGTTTACTCCGGCGTGTACGGTCGTGCCAGCATCAACTTCTACGCTTTCAACTCCAACGGCAACAAGGGCATCGCCTGTGGGCTGAATAACCTGCAGAAGATCCGTGACGGCGAACCCCTCGGCGGTAAGTCCAGCGCAGCGTCTGACTTCTCCACCGATGCGGATGAAGATTTCCTGTCTTAAGGAGGTACGCACCATGAACGCTACTACGATTCTTTGCATTCTGCTTCTGTCCCTCTATCTGGTTCTGGCCGTGTTTTGGATCGTCAGGTCCATCATCGTCACCATCGACGACCGCAAGCGTGAAAAGCGTAATGCTGCTCTTGAGGCTGAGCGTGAAGCTCGTAACGCCAAATGGGAAGCTGAGCGTCAGCAACTTGAACGAGAACGTGCCATTCGTGAAGTCGAGTTCCACGAAGCTCGAATGAAGGAACTCGAACAGAAGTAATCTCCGGCCTGCGGGTGGTGGGAGCAATCCTGCCACCCTTTCAGGCTATGGAAAGGACCGGTGTATATGAAAACACTCAGTATTGATATTGAAACATACAGTAGCGTGGACCTTGCCAAGTGTGGCGTCTACAAATATACCGAGGCGACAGATTTCGACATTCTTCTCTTCGGATATTCCGCAGACGGCAGCCCCGTGCAGGTGGTCGATCTTGCCTGTGGTGAGACAATCCCGCCGGAGGTCATCGCTGCGCTGACAAACGATGATGTGACGAAGTGGGCCTTCAACGCACAGTTTGAGAGGATATGTCTTTCTCGCTGGCTCCGTGATCACGGCGATTTTGATAATGCCTACTACAGCATCCCGGAAGACACCGTCGGCAACTACCTCGATCCGGCCTCATGGAAATGCACCATGATCTGGTCCGCTTACATGGGCTTACCCCTTTCATTGGAAGGCGTCGGTGCTGTTCTGGGCCTCGGAAAGCAGAAGCTGACCGAAGGCAAAGAGCTCATCAAGTATTTCTGCCAGCCCTGTGCGCCGACAAAGACCAATGGCGGTCGAACCCGCAACCTGCCGGAAAACGCTCCCGACAAGTGGGACGCCTTCAAACGGTACAACATCCGTGATGTCGAGGTCGAAATGTCCATTCAGGAAAAGCTCGCCAAGTTCCCTGTGCCGGAAACAGTCTGGGAGCAATACCACCTCGATCAGGAAATCAACGACAGAGGCGTCGCCCTTGATATGGAGCTGGTGCATCAAGCCATCGCTATGGACACCCGCTCCCGTGCGGATCTCACTGCTGCCATGAAGAAGCTGACCGCTTTGGACAATCCCAACTCCGTGCAGCAGATGAAACAGTGGCTTTCGGACAACGGTCTGGAGGTGGATTCTCTCGGCAAGAAGGAAGTCGCTGAAATGCTCAAGACCGCTCCGGCAGAGCTGCAGAAGGTTCTCCTTCTCCGGCAGCAGCTGGCCAAATCGTCTGTCAAAAAGTATCAGGCGATGGAAAAGGCAGTCTGCGCCGATGGTCGTGCTCGTGGAATGTTTCAGTTCTACGGTGCCAACAGGACCGGTCGTTGGGCTGGACGCATTATACAGATGCAGAACCTGCCCCAGAACCATCTTCCGGATCTGGCAGAGGCTCGTGGGCTTGTCCGCTGCGGCGACTTTGAAGGCGTGGAACTTCTCTACGAAGATGTGCCGGATACGCTCTCCCAACTGATCCGCACCGCCTTTGTGCCGAAGCCGGGATACAAGTTCATCGTCTCCGACTTCTCGGCAATCGAGGCCAGAGTGCTGGCGTGGTTTGCCGGTGAAATCTGGCGTCAGGAGGTCTTTGAAAAAGGCGGCGACATCTACTGCGCTTCCGCATCGCAGATGTTCAAGGTCCCTGTTGAAAAGCACGGCGTGAACGGCCACCTGCGGCAAAAAGGCAAAATCGCTGAACTCGCCCTCGGCTATGGCGGCTCTGTCGGAGCTCTCAAAGCGATGGGAGCCTTGGGGATGGGCCTTTCGGAAGACGAGCTTCAGCCGCTGGTCACTGCTTGGCGCAACTCGAACCAGAATATTGTGAGGTTCTGGTGGGATATCGACCGAGCAGCTATGAATGCCGTGAAGTATCACATGGACGGCGAGGTCTGCGGCATCAAGTTCTGCTACCAGAGCGGGATGCTTTTCATTACGCTCCCGTCCGGCAGACACCTCTCGTATGTGAAGCCCAAGCTCGGTACAAATCAGTTCGGCAGCGAGTGTATCACTTACGAGGGCATCGGCGGCACAAAGAAATGGGAGCGGCTGGAGACCTACGGGCCGAAGCTCGTGGAGAACATCGTCCAAGCCACCTCCCGTGACATTCTCTGCTACGCCATGCGGACCTTGTCGCACTGCTTCATTACCATGCACATTCACGACGAGCTGGTCATCGAAGCCAGCCCCGGCGTCGACCTGAAGGTTCTCTGTGAGCAGATGGGCCGGACACCGCCGTGGGCAAACGGGCTCAAGCTCCGTGCCGATGGCTATGAGACCATGTTTTATAAAAAAGACTGATTCTGATTCGTTCAAATACCACTAACCCCTCCAGTGGGTAGTGAGAACTTTAGATTGGAGGTGCCTATCATGGCCGAATACAAAAATGCAGAAGGTTATGCCGATCCCACAGCATTCGGAGCCTTCTGTGCCATTGAAAAAGAAGAAAAAGCTCTCCGGGCATTCAGGCCCATCGTGTATATCTGCAGTCCGTATGCCGGAGATGTCGAACGCAACACCGCTGCCGCCAGACGCTACAGCCGTTTTGCGGTAGAGGCCGGATACATTCCCATCGCACCGCACCTGCTGTTTCCGCAGTTCCTTGACGACAACAAGCCCAAGGAGCGTGAGCTGGGTCTGTTTTTTGGGAATGCCATCCTGAGTAAATGCGCCGAAATGTGGGTCTTCGGTGACCGGATCTCCGAGGGCATGGAGGCCGAGATCAAGAGAGCGACTTGGAAGGGACACCGAATCCGCTACTTCAGCGAGACCTGCGAGGAGGTAACAAGATGAGATTCACTTTATACCGCTCCAACTGTCTGGAGGTGCCTGAAAACTGTACCTACCCTCATAAGGTCGAGGTCACCGGGAAGGACAGCCTCATCGAAGCTGTAAAGCACGATTATGTTTGTGCTGAGTATCAGGGCAACTACCGCAGCAACGACAATTTCATCGGCTCCGACTGCTTGCCGGTCGATTGTGATAACGACCACAGCGACGATCCGGACGAATGGGTCTATCCCTCAGATGTTGCTACTGCTTTTCCCCGTGTTGCCTTTGCGGTTCACTACAGCCGCAATCACATGAAAGCCAAAGGTGGCAAAGCTGCAAGGCCGAAGTTCCACGTCTTCTTCGCTATTGATCGAGTCATCGAACCCGGCCAGTACAGCGAGATGAAAAAGCTGGTCAACAGCATCTTCCCGTACTTCGACACCAAGGCACTCGATGCCGCTCGGTTCTTCTTCGGGACAAAGGAGCCGGAGGTCGAGATCTTCGACGGCCCGATGACGCTTACTACCTTCCTTACTGACGACGATTTTGACGCCAACATGGACTCCGGCAGCTATGGCGACATCGTCATTCCCGAAGGCAGCCGCAACGCCACGCTGTCCCATTATGCTGGACGCATTCTGAAACGCTTCGGCAATACCGATGAGGCACATAAGCATTTTGCGGAAGTGGCCGCTTACTGTCAGCCGCCTTTGGAGCAGTCGGAGCTCGACAGCATCTGGCGCAGCGCACAGCGGTTCTATGGGAAGGTCGCTGCACAGGAAGGATACATTCCTCCGGAGCAATACAATCAGGACCTTCAGCTCAAGCCCTCCGACTATTCCGACGTCGGACAGGCCACGGTGCTGGCAAGAGAATATGAGGGAAAGCTCCGCTATTCACCCTCAACTGATTTTCTGGTCTACAACGGTCGGTTCTGGGAGGAATCCAAGCCCAAGGCTCAGGCCGTAGCGCAGGAGCTCACCACTCGCCAGCTTGAGGAGGCCGAAACCGAGATCAAGAAGGCAACCGACGAAATGATGAAAAACGGCGCATGGGAGCTGCTGGCATCGATGGGTCCAAAGAAAGCGGCTATGGCTTTCAACTCAGAACAGGCTCGTTCTTTCCAAAAGTACGAGAACGCCACGACCTACCGCAACTATGCCATTAAGCGCAGAGATTCCAAATACATCACCGCTGCCTTAAAGGAAGCGCATCCGATGGTTGAGATTGACCAGCGGCAGCTCGACGCAGACGAATTTCTGCTCAACACCCCGTCAGCAACTTACGACCTTCGTATTGGCCTTCCTTCCGCTCATGAGCACACTCCTACGGATTTCATTACCAAGCAGACCACGGTTGACCCGTCCGATGAAGGTATGGATATCTGGCAGGACGCTTTGGAGACCTTCTTCTGCGGCGACAACGAGCTCGTCGATTATGTTCAGGAGATCGCTGGTCTTTCCGCTATCGGGAAGGTCTGTGTCGAGGGCCTGATCATTGCCTACGGTGAAGGCCGTAACGGGAAATCCACCTTCTGGAATACGCTCTCCCGAGTGCTTGGCACCTATAGCGGCAACATGTCCGCAGATACCCTGACCGTCGGATGCAAGCGGAATGTAAAGCCGGAGCTGGCTGAAGCCAAAGGTAAACGGATAATCATTGCCGCCGAGCTGGAGGAAGGCATGCGCCTGAACACATCTAACGTCAAACAGCTCTGTTCAACGGACGAAATCTATGCGGAGAAAAAGTACAAGGACCCGTTCAGTTTTGTACCGAGCCACACCCTTGTGCTTTACACGAACCATCTGCCGAAGGTCGGTGCGATTGATGCCGGAACATGGCGTAGGCTGATTGTCATTCCGTTTAACGCCAAGATTGAAGGTTCCTCTGACATCAAGAACTATGCCGATTACCTTTTCAACAAAGCTGGCGGTGCAATCCTGAAATGGATCATGACCGGTGCCAAGCGTGTGATCGAAAAGGATTATCACATCGTAAAGCCAGCCGTGGTGGAAGCTGCGATCCAGAAGTACAAGGACAATAACGACTGGCTCTCGCAGTTCCTCGATGAATGCTGTGAGACTGACAGCTCCTATTCCGCTAAATCCGGAGACGTCTACAACGCATACCGCAGCTATTGCATGCAGGTGGGCGACTATATCCGCAGCACGACTGATTTCTACACTGCGCTGGAATGCGCCGGTTTTGAAAGGAAAAGAAGCAAATCTGCACGGCTGCTTTTTGGCCTGCAGCTTAAGTCGGATTTCCTTGATTGAACCAAGGGTGACGGTCGATGACAGTCTTTACAGAAACTATTCTTAGAGCACTAAAAAACAAGGCCTAAGAAAAGTTACGGAATTACCCGTCATCGACCGTCACCACCCACTCTAATTCCTGATGGAGGAACATTATGCGAGAGAAAATCATAGAACAACACTTAGTCAAAGCCGTGAAAAACAGCGGCGGCATTGCACCGAAACTGGTGAGTCCCGGATTTGATGGGATGCCGGATCGACTGGTCCTGCTGCCCGGAGGCAAGATCGGATTCGTGGAGGTCAAGGCACCGGGCAAGGAACCGAGACCTTTGCAGGTAGCCAGACACGGATTACTGCGGCGGCTGGGCTTCAAGGTATATGTCCTTGATGCCCCTGAGCAGATTGGAGGGATACTTGATGAAATACGAACCGCATGAGTACCAGAGGTACGCAATCAACTATATCGAGGACCATCCCTTCGCTGCCGTGCTGCTGGACATGGGCCTTGGCAAAACGAGCATCACACTGACCGCTATTGCGGACCTGCTGTTCGACAGCTTCGAGGTTCACAAGGTGCTGGTCATCGCTCCGCTTCGAGTAGCCCGTGACACTTGGAGCGCAGAGCTTCAAAAGTGGGACCAGCTTCACCACCTGACCTATTCGGTGATGGTCGGAAGCGAGGCTGAGCGAAAAGCGGCCCTGACGAAGAAAGCCGATATTTACATCATCAACCGTGAGAACGTCCAGTGGCTCATCGAGAAAAGCAAGCTCCCGTTTGACTACGACATGATCGTAGTTGACGAGCTTTCTTCTTTCAAAAACCACCAGTCGAAACGCTTCAAGGCTCTGATGCAGGTGCGGCCCAGAATCAAGCGTGTCGTTGGGCTCACCGGCACTCCAGCCAGCAACGGACTGATGGATCTGTGGGCAGAGTTCAAGGTCATAGACATGGGAAAACGACTCGGTCGGTTTATCACCTATTATCGGCAGGAGTATTTCGTGCCGGACGCCATGAACGGCCAGATTGTTTACAGCTACCGTCCGAAACCCGGTGCCGAGCAAGCCATATACCGGAAAATCTCGGATATCACCATTTCAATGAAATCCACGGACCACCTAAAAATGCCGGAGCTCATATCCAGCGAATATAAGGTCTATCTCAGCCCCGATGAGCAGGATGCCTACGACGAGATGAAAAAACAGTTCATTCTGGACCTGCCCGAAGGCGAAATATCTGCTGCCAATGCCGCAGCCCTCTCCGGCAAGCTCTCCCAGATGGCCAATGGTGCCATTTACGACGATGCCGGGAATACGGTCCCCATTCATGAGCAGAAGCTGGATGCTCTGGAGGACATCATCGAGTCGGCAAACGGTAAGCCTCTTCTGGTGGCCTATTGGTACCAGCATGATCTGGAGAGGATCATGAAACGGCTGCATGATCGGCATATCCCGTTTTCCAAGCTGGACAAAGCCGACAGTATCCGCAGATGGAACAACGGCGAAATCCCAGTAGCCCTGATCCACCCAGCTTCTGCTGGACACGGCCTCAATCTCCAGACCGGCGGCAACACAATCGTCTGGTTCGGCCTCACATGGTCCTTGGAGCTCTATTCCCAGACCATAGCAAGGCTCTGGCGGCAAGGTCAGACTGCCGAAACTGTGGTCGTTCAGCATATCGTGACGAACGGCACCATTGATGAGCAGATTCTCCGGGCACTTAAGGCCAAAGACAAAACGCAGTCGGCTCTGATCGCTGCGGTCAAGGCAAATCTGAAAATCTAACGACAAAAATCGACAATCTTCGCCAATCCGAGTGAACACAAATTCGGAGGTGCGACTTTGAACCCATATGAAGAACTGGCAAATGCCATCATTCTGCAAGTGGTCAAGGATTACCGGCTGACCGACGACGAGCGGGAGCTTCAGGAAATCGAGCGTTTCTTCCGCTCCGGCTGGTTCGGTGTCCTGTCAAAAGTCGATCCGGAATTCCTCATTAAAGAGCTACGGAAGGAGAAGCGAAATGACCGCTAAAGAATATCTGTCACAGGCCCGGACGCTGGATATGCGGATTAAATCCAAGCTCCAGCAAATCGAGTCTTTAAATGAACTGGCCACATCCTGCACCGTCGTTTATAGCGATATGCCGAGAAACCCGAATCGTGGCGGCTCCAAAGTAGAACGGGCCGTTTTGAAGATAATCGAGGTTGAGGAAAGCCTGAAACACGACGTCGAGGATCTGGTTGAGCTAAAAAAAGAAATCATGGCCACAATACAGGCCGTTTCGGATGTTGAACTGCAAACCCTGCTGGAGAAGCGTTATCTGTGCTTCCTCTCGTGGGAGAAGATTGCGGTTGAGATGCATTACAGCATCCAGCACATTTACCGGATGCACGATACGGCCCTTTCCTGTGTGTCAGCCATCATGAGAGTAAATGAGAGAGATTGAGAGTCGCCTCTTATGATAGTATTATGATGGACAAAGTAAAACATACGGAAGCCTTGTGGGAGCACCCCTCCCGCAGGGCTTTTGTTATGCCCGGAAAGCGAAGTGATTATGTGCCAAGGAGTCCAAAGAAGCCCTGTGCTTACCCCGGCTGTCCAAGACTTACTGATAGACATTTCTGCCCGGAGCACGAGAAGCTGGACCGGGATCGGTACAACAAGTACGAGCGTAGCCCGGATGTCAACCGCAAATACGGCAGGGCTTGGAAGCGTATCCGTGACAGGTATGCAGCGGCCCACCCTTTGTGTGAGCAGTGCCTCAAGGAAGGTCGGTTAACACCGGTCGAGGAAGTTCATCATATTCTTCCTATTTCCCAAGGTGGCACCCACGATGCCAGCAACCTGATGAGCCTGTGCCAGTCGTGCCACACGAAGATCCACCATGAGCTCGGTGATCGGTGACCGTGGGGCGGGTCAAATCTCTACGACCTTTCTACCCGGACAGCGGCGTGGGGTGTCACGCACAAAAACGGCAGTTCAAACGGGGTATTAAAAATTGTGAAAGAAGGTGATTTTATATGGCAAAGGACGGTACAAACAGAGGCGGCAGACGAGTTCGGGCCGGTGACAAGCCAATGTCCGTGGCAGAAAAATTGCAAAAAGGTCAGGCTGTTCGGCTAATGGAAAACGATATACCCGTGCTTACGAGTGCGGAACTTGAGGCGGTTGACCTACCTGAGGGTGCAGTTGTTGAAGGTGCGGATATGCCAAAACCAGCAGACTATCTTTCGGCAAAGCAGAAGAACGGAGTGCCTCTCGGAGCAGATGAGATATACAAGGAAACTTGGTTGTGGCTTAAAGAGCGTGGTTGCGAACGGCTTGTCAATCCGAGATTGATTGAAGCGTATGCTCAGGCATTTGCAAGATACATTCAGTGTGAGGAGGCAACGAGCACCTACGGTTTGCTTGGAAAGCACCCGACCACAGGCGGAGTAATCTCATCTCCATTCGTACAGATGAGTCAGCAGTATCAGAAAAGTGCAAACCTTATCTGGTATGAGATTTACGATATTGTAAAGCAAAACTGCACGGTTCCGTTTGAGGATAACCCGAACGATACTATGGAGCTTTTGCTCAGAAGGAAGATAAAATGATGAACGAACAGAACGAATTGGCACAATTTTTAAAAACACTTAAAAGATATAAACACAGGCTGAAAAGGCAGGAACTTTTAACCTTGAGAGGACAGGCACTTCACGGTGACATAGCAGGAGCAAAGAAAGGCTTTTGTGTTTTGATGGAGGGAAGGGAAATGCAATATGAATAGAGTATCGGAGATGAACCTTGTTGACATAGACAAGCTGATTCCGTATGTGAATAACGCAAGGACACATTCAAAGGAGCAAATCAACAAGCTGAGAGCATCAATCAGAGAATTTGGCTTTATCAACCCCGTAATAATTGACAGAGATTATAATGTCATTGCCGGTCACGGCAGAATTATGGCATCAAAAGAAGAGGGCATTGATAAAGTGCCTTGTGTATTTGTAGACTACCTTACCGATGCACAAAAGAAGGCCTACATACTTGCCGACAACAGAATGGCTCCTGATGCCGACTGGGACGAGGAACTTTTGAAGGTAGAAATTGAATCACTGCAAGGTGCTGATTTTGATTTGAACCTGACCGGATTTGACGAAGCTGAGCTAATGGATATATTCGGCGATGATAACCAAAGCCGTGCAAAAGATGATGACTTTGACCTAACCGCAGCACTTGAAAAGGCCTCGTTTGTTGAGAAAGGTGACGTCTGGACTGTTGGTAGGCATAGACTAATGTGTGGTGATGCAACATCAAGTGAAGATGTATCAACTCTTATGGGCAATACAAAGGCAAATCTTATACTGACTGATCCGCCGTATGGTGTATCTTTTAAGAGCTCATCAGGCCTGACAATTCAGAATGACAGTATGAAAAACGAGGAGTTCTACAATTTTCTGCTTGCGTCATTTAAGTGTATGGCTGAACATCTTGAGAATGGAGGTTCAGCATATGTGTTCCATGCTGATACAGAGGGACTTAATTTCAGAAAGGCGTTTATTGGTGCAGGCTTTCATCTTGCCAGTTGTTGCATCTGGGTGAAGGATAGTCTTGTTCTTGGTCGCTCTGATTATCAGTGGCAGCACGAGCCTGTACTTTATGGTTTTGTGCAGAACGGAAAGCATAAGTGGTACTCGGACAGAAAGCAAACTACAATCTGGAATTTTGACAAGCCAAAAAGAAATGCAAATCACCCAACATCAAAGCCACTTGATTTACTCAGCTATCCTATTGGCAGTTCAACTCAGGAAAACGGTGTTGTGATCGACACTTTTGGCGGTAGCGGTTCAACTATGATGGCGTGTGAACAGATGAACAGAATTTGCTATATGATGGAACTCGACGAAAAATACGCCTCAGTAATTTGAAGATATGTTGAAAATACAAACAATGCAGAAGGTGTGTTTGTTGAAAGAAACGGTAGAAAAATCCCGTATACCGAGCTTGTGAAAGAGGTTGAAAGGGAATAGATATACACAATAATCTTGCAAAATGATTGTGCAGTAATCGTATTGATATATCCTTCAAAAAGAGCGAATATGTGTACAACAAAAGGAAATACACAATTACAAAAACGGAGGACATTATGAATACAAAGACAGCAAGACAGATTGAGAAAATGAAAAAGCAGACAATCGGTGTTGAGATTGAAATGAACAGTATTTCAAGGAGCAAGGCTGCAAAGCTTGCCTCACAATTTTTCGGAACAGGTCGATACAAAAACACAGCAGACCGCAACGGCTACTGCACATACTCGGCTTGGGACGAGCAAGGCAGAGAGTGGAAATTCCAAAAAGATGTCAGCATTGCAGGAATTGACAGTGAGAAATGCGAAATGGTCACACCAATTAAACTATTCAGACATTGAAACCTTGCAGGAGCTTGTAAGGATATTAAGAAAAGCGGGTGCAAAGAGCGACTCAACAAGAGGTTGCGGAGTACACATTCACATCGGTGCAAAAGGCCACACGGCAAAGACACTCAGAAACCTTGCAAACATTATGGCAAGCCACGAACAGCTTTTGATTGACGCCTTAAACCTTGACGAGGTGAGAATAAGAAGATACTGCAAAACGGTAGATCCACGCTTTTTGGAACAGGTCAACAGAACTAAGCCTGAAACAATGTCACAGCTTGCCGATGTATGGTACAAGAGCCACGATGAAAACTACGGCAGAAATCACCATTACAACGGTAGCCGATACCATATGCTGAACCTCCACGCAACCTTTACAAAGGGAACGGTTGAATTCAGACTTTTCCAATTTGACAAGCCATCAGACGGCAAGCAGAACGGACTTCACGCAGGACAGCTTAAAAGCTACATTCAGCTTTGCCTTGCACTCAGCCAAATGGCAAAGGAAGTGAGAACGGCAAGTCCGAAACCACAGCAAAGCGAAAACCCAAAATACGCAATGAGAACCTGGCTTTTAAGGCTCGGATTTATCGGTGACGAGTTCAAAACAGCAAGAGAACTTCTCACAAAAAGGCTTTCAGGTGACGGAGCTTTCCGCAACGGCAGAGCCGCTTGAAGAATATAGGCACAGCCCCACCGACCGCTTCGGCGGTCTTAAGGTGGTAGAAGAACAATTCTTCGGAAAGGGATGATTAAATTGACAAGGTTTTACATTGCGTATGGCAGTAACCTGAATGTAAGGCAGATGAAAATACGCTGTCCAAAAGCAAGGCTTGTGGGAACAGCGACTTTGGAAAATCACATACTCTATTTCAGAGGAAGTCTTACGGGTTCGTACTTAACCATAGAGCCGAAAATCGGAGCAAGCGTTCCTGTTGCCGTTTGGGAAGTAACACCTTCTGATGAAAAGGCGCTTGACCGCTACGAGGGTTATCCGAATTTTTATTACAAGCAGGACTACACATTGAATGTGACAAGTATGGATAAAACAAAAGTAACCCCACTTGAGTGTTTTGCATATGTGATGAGGTCGGACAGACCGATAGGCATACCGTCAGATTACTATGTTTACACTTGCCTTGAGGGGTATGAATATTTTGGCTTTGACAAAAGAATTTTGATTAATACAGTGAACAGAATGAGGAGGATACTATGCAGACGAATGAAATAAGGGTTCAGGTATGCCCGAAATGCGGAAAGCTTTTTAGAGAACGAGGTGCAGTTTCAAGAGTGGATAATCTAACAATTATCTGCCCCGACTGCGGAACACGAGAGGCTCTTGAAAGTATTGGTGTTGATGAAACGGAGCAGGAGAAAATTCTTGATACTATTCATAGGCATAGAAGTTGACATATGTATAAATTTAATATATAGTTACATTGTAGAAGAAAATTCATAATAAGTTATTAGTATTGGTATTCAGGAGGTGTAGAAATGAGTAAAAATAAAGATCCTAGGTGGTCAAAACAGTTCGGAGATTTCGGTGAGCAACTTATAATGTATTTAATTGGACGACAAAAAAATATGAAAGTTGCTTTGGTGGACCATGCTGGTGCGGATATAATTGCCTCGGACTTAGGAAACAAGAATAACCGATATGCAATTTCAGTTAAAAGTCATACTTTAAATATAAAGATAAATGATAATGAGATAAAAATTGAAAGTAAGCTATTTAATTTTGATGAACATAATATAAAAGAACTAAGAGCTTTTGCTGAAAATTTCGATCTAAAGCCAGTTGTTTCTATTGTTATTGTACAGCCCGAAATCCCTCAAGATCATCCGTATTGGATAGCGAAATTAGAAAAAAACAAAAACAAGTATTTTGAAAAACATGATAAGTTAGTAATTGATACATTTACTTTCCTGCTGGATGATGCTGAGGAAATGATAAAAGAAGGCAAAAGATATTGCACTTATAAAAATTCAAGTCCCGGAGGATTCAATTTTAAATTTGAAAACTTGTATTTTGAAGAACTTCTTGCTGATAAACGTATTGATCATACTAGATTAAGCTTTGATACACTAGATTATTTAAGATTATGGGATATAAAAAATCCCATGGATATTAATGCAGAGGATAATTTATTTTGGGAAATAGATAATAACTAATCTTACTAATCTTTTATTCTCTGCGTTCGTGATAGCCAAACTGAAATAGTTAAATAGTAAAAAATAGCATCGGTTAGAAATAATCGGTGCTGTTTTTATGCCCTATCGGAGGTGAGATTTTGAGAAAAATTAAGAATTATAAGCCTACAAAATTTAAAGCTAAGGACAGCTATTACGATAAGGAATACGCTGACTTTGCCGTTGCCTTTATTGAAAGCCTTTGCCACACCAAAGGCACTTGGGCGGGAAAGCCTTTTGAGCTTATGGACTGGCAGGAGCAGATTATCCGTGACCTGTTCGGTATTCTAAAGCCTAACGGATACAGGCAGTTCAACACTGCATATATTGAGATTCCGAAAAAGAACGGCAAGTCTGAATTAGCTGCGGCTGTTGCACTTCTGCTCACATGCGGTGACGGTGAACAGCGAGCCGAGGTTTACGGTGCGGCTGCTGACAGACAACAGGCGTCAATCGTTTTTGATGTTGCCGCCGATATGGTGCGAATGTGTCCGGCTCTGAACAAAAGAGTAAAGATACTTGCATCACAGAAAAGGCTGATTTACGAACCTACAAACAGCTTTTATCAGGTGCTATCCGCCGAGGCATACAGCAAGCACGGCTTTAATGTTCACGGTGTTGTGTTTGATGAGCTGCACAGTCAGCCGAACAGAAAACTCTATGATGTCCTTACCAAGGGCAGCGGTGATGCAAGAATGCAGCCGCTCTTTTTTCTGATCACAACCGCCGGCACAGATACACATTCAATCTGTTATGAGGTTCATCAAAAGGCACAGGATATTATTGACGGACGAAAAATTGACCCCACATTCTATCCCGTGATTTACGGTGCTGATGATACCGAGGACTGGACAAGTCCAAAGGTATGGAAAAAGTGTAATCCATCTCTTGGTGAAACTATCGGCATTGATAAAGTTAAAACTGCCTGTGAGAGTGCAAAGCAAAACCCCGGCGAGGAGAACTCATTCCGACAGCTAAGGCTTAATCAGTGGGTAAAGCAGGCAGTCCGTTGGATGCCTATGGATAAATGGGATAAATGTGCATTTGCAGTCAGAGAAGATGATTTGATTGGCAGAGTATGTTACGGAGGTCTTGACCTATCTTCCACAACGGATATTACAGCTTTTGTACTTGTGTTTCCTCCACTTGATGAAGATGACAAATACATCGTTCTTCCATATTTCTGGATACCCGAGGACACACTTGACATGCGTGTAAAGCGTGACCATGTACCTTATGATGTGTGGGAGCGACAGGGATATTTACAGACTACCGAGGGAAATGTTGTTCATTACGGCTATATTGAAAAGTTCATAGAACAGCTCGGAAAGAAATTCAACATCAGAGAAATTGCATTCGACCGTTGGGGCGCAGTTCAGATGGTGCAGAATCTTGAAGGTATGGGATTTACGGTCGTTCCGTTCGGACAGGGCTTTAAGGATATGTCACCGCCTACAAAGGAGCTTATGAAACTGACGCTTGAACAGCGAATCGCACACGGCGGTCACCCTGTACTTCGATGGAATATGGACAATATCTTTGTCAGAACAGACCCTGCCGGCAACATAAAGGCAGACAAAGAAAAATCCACGGAGAAAATTGACGGTGCGATTGCTACAATTATGGCACTTGACAGAGCAATTCGCTGTGGAAACAATAACTGTGCATCTGTTTATGATGACAGAGGATTGTTGTTTATATGACATCAGTCAATTTTTATGCAGATATATATGAGCATAAAAAGTAAATATATTTTTCAAAGCATCTCAAAAGAGGTGCTTTTCTTTTGCCCATTTTATGAAGGAGTGGTGGTTTTATGGGTATTTTAAGCGGTTTGTTTCGTTCACGAGATAAGCCGAAAAATAGTACATCGGGCAGCAGTTACCGATTTTTCTACGGCCAGAGCAGTGCCGGCAAATGCGTGACCGAGAGAAGTGCAATGCAAATGACGGCAGTATATGCCTGCGTCAGAATTTTATCCGAGGCGGTTGCAGGACTTCCGCTTAATCTTTACAAATACAACTCAAATGGCAGTAAGGAAAAGGCACTTGAACATCCGTTGTATTTTCTTTTGCACGATGAGCCTAATCCCGAAATGACTTCATTTGCTTTTAGAGAAACCTTGATGACTCATCTGCTTTTGTGGGGCAATGCCTATGCACAAATCATAAGAAATGGCAAGGGCGATGTTGTTGCCCTCTATCCTCTTATGCCGAACAGAATGACAGTTGACAGAGATAAAAGCGGTAATCTTTACTATCAGTACAACACAAGCTCCGATGACGCAAGAACAATGAAAGGTGCAACGGTAAGGCTTTCACCGTATGAGGTTTTGCATATTGCCGGACTTGGATTTGACGGACTTGTCGGATACTCGCCTATTGCAATGGCAAAGAACGCAATCGGTCTTGCCATTGCCGCCGAGGAATACGGTAGTAAGTTTTATGCAAACGGTGCGTCACCCAGCGGTGTACTTGAACATCCGGGTACGCTTAAAGACCCGTCAAAGGTTCGTGATTCGTGGAATGCCGCCTTTGCGGGAAGCGGCAACAGTCATAGAGTTGCCGTGCTTGAGGAGGGACTGAAGTACACACCGATTTCAATTTCACCGAACGAGGCGCAGTTCCTCGAAACCAGAAAATTTCAGATAGATGAGATAGCTCGAATTTTCAGAGTGCCTCCGCATATGGTGGGTGACCTTGAAAAGTCGAGCTTTTCTAATATTGAACAGCAGTCACTTGAATTTGTAAAGTACACACTTGAACCTTGGATAATCAGGTGGGAACAGTCGATTTCCCGTTCCCTGCTATCTATTGAAGAAAAAAGAAAATACTTTGTAAAATTCAATGTTGACGGACTGCTCCGAGGTGACTATCAAAGCCGAATGAACGGATATGCAACGGCAAGGCAGAACGGCTGGATGTCAGCAAATGACATACGAGAGCTTGAAAACCTTGACCGCATATCAGCAGAGGAAGGCGGAGATTTGTACCTCATAAACGGCAATATGCTACCTCTCAAAAATGCAGGCGCATTTGCAAACACAGACGAAATGAAGGAGGAAGAAAATGAAGAAGTTCTGGAAGTGGAAGAATCAGACTCAGAACAGTCCGACCGAGAGAGTTCTGGCTCTCAACGGCACAATCGCCGAGGAAAACTGGTTTGACGATGATATTACTCCACAGCTTTTCAAAGACGAGTTAAACAGTGGCACGGGTGATATTACCGTATGGATAAATTCTCCCGGTGGTGACTGCGTGGCCGCGGCTCAGATTTACAATATGCTGATGGATTACAAAGGCAATGTAACCGTTAAGATTGACGGTATTGCCGCAAGTGCTGCATCTGTAATTGCTATGGCTGGAAACGATGTGATGATGTCCCCTGTTTCAATGCTTATGATTCATAATCCGGCTACGGTTGCAATGGGTGACCACAACGAAATGCAGAAGGCTATTGAAATGCTTGAGGAGGTCAAGGAGAGCATTATAAATGCTTATGAAATCAAAACAGGAATGAGCAGAGCAAAGCTTGCCCGTCTTATGGAGGAAGAAACATGGATGAATGCAAAGAAAGCCGTTGAACTCGGATTTGCAGACAGCATTATAGAACCCGACAAGAAAATTAATGAAGATGAAAAGGAGAAAAACAAAGCATCGGATTCTATCCTGTTTTCACGCAGAGCAGTGAGTGTGGCTCTTCAAAATAAACTTAAATCACACTATTTAGCAAATGCCGGTGCTAACACAGAAACAGACATCACAGACCTTGAAAAAAGACTTAATTTATTAAAACCTTAAGGAGGAATTTTACTATGGCTAAAATTAACGAACTTCGTGAGAAACGAGCAAAAATCTGGGAACAGGCAAAAGCATTTCTTGATTCCCACAGAAACGAAACCGGTATTCTTTCGGCGGAAGATACCGCAGCTTATGAAAAGATGGAAAAGGATATTGTTGACCTCGGTCACGAGATTGAGCGTCAGCAAAGAGCAGACGACCTTGAAAGAGAGTTAAATCTCCCGACAAGCACACCGCTTGTTTCAAAACCCGATAACGTCGATCGTGAGAGTAAAACAGGCACAGCTTCTGAAAAGTACAACAAAGCATTCTGGAATCAGATGAGAAACCGCTCAACGCAGGAGGTCAGAAACATTCTCAGTGAGGGTGTTGACAGCGAGGGCGGTTTTCTTGTACCGGAAACCTTTGAAAACATACTTGTTCAGGCACTTGATGAAGAGCTTGTAATTCGTCAGCTTGCACATACATTTACAACAGCGTCAAACGCACACAAAATCCCTGTTGTTGCCACAAGAGGTAAGGCAATGTGGACTGAGGAGGACGCTACAATCACCGACAGCGATACATCATTCGGTCAGAAAACAATCGGTGCGCATAAGCTGTGTGCTTTAATCAAGGTATCTGAAGAGCTTTTGAACGACTCTGCATTCGACCTTGAAAGCTACTTCAATCAGGAGTTTGCAAGACGAATCGGTGAAGCTGAAGAGGAAGCCTTTGTTATCGGTGACGGCAGTGCAAAGCCTTACGGTATTTTTGATGACAGCGAAGGCGGTGAAGTTGGTGTGACAGCTGTATCAACAGTAACAATCACAGCCGATGAACTCATCAACCTTTATTACAGCCTTAAAGCGCCATATCGTAAAAATGGTGTTTGGCTTTTAAATGACAGCACAGTAAACAGCATTAGAAAACTTAAGGACAGCAACGGTCAGTATTTATGGCAGCCGTCTATTAAGGACGGTGAAACCGACACACTTCTCGGTAAGCCTGTTTACACATCTTCATCAATTGCAAATGCTGCATCGGGTACAAAGCCGATTGCATTCGGTGACCTTTCCTACTACTGGATTGGTGACAGACAGGGTGTTACCTTTAAACGACTCAATGAGTTATATGCAGCAAACGGACAGGTAGGTTTCCTTGCGACAAAAAGAGTTGATGCAAGACTTATTGTTCCGGAGGCAGTTAAGATTCTCAAAATGAAGGGTACAGTTTCTACAGGCGGTTAAGGAGTGCTTTTATGACTGACAGGCTTTTAGAAAGGGTAAAGCAAAATCTCATACTTGAACATTCTGAGGACGATGCACTTCTTGAGCAGTACATCACTGCATCGGTTTCCTATGCCGAAAGCTATCAACACATTGATGAGGGTTACTACTCCACACACGCAATGCCTGCAACTACCGAGCAGGCAGTTATTATGCTTGCGAGCCATTTCTATGAAAGCAGAGATGGCTCAACGGGCGGATTCTTTGCTGACAGCACAAACGCATCGGCTCAGGTGTGGAACACGGTCAATTTACTTTTAAGGCTTGACAGAAACTGGAAGGTGTAACTATGAGTTTTGGAAACATGAACACACCTGTTGAAATTATGAAAAAGGTGATTGAAACCGATGATGAGGGCTTTAAGAATGAAAACAGTAGCAAGCGTGAGAGCATATCGTGAGGGCAGACACGGCAGTGAACGGTGGGCGAATATGGCGACATTTTCCGTTGCGACTGATCTGTTTCGTCTGAGGTGTATTCCGCACATTGAGGTTACAACCGATATGCTCATTCTTTGTGACGGAAAGCGGTTCGAAATCACATCCGTTGAGAATGTAAAAGGCAGAGGAATGTATCTTGAAATTCTCGCAAAGGAGGTTGACGCAAGTGGCTAGATGCACAATGAAAATGCCGGAGGAATTTTTACTCAAAATTTCAAGACTTGGGAACAAAACCGATGATGTGTGCGGAAGGGTACTCAATGCCGGTGCTGAGGTTGTTTTTAAAAAGGTGAGGACAAATCTCAGAAATGTCATCAGCAAGGACACAAAAACGCAGTCACGCTCAACGGGTGAGCTTGAACGCTCACTTGGTGTGTCACCTGTTTTGTCGGACAAGAACGGCAATCTGAATATAAAAATAGGCTTTTCAGAGCCGAGAACAAATGGTGAAAGCAATGCAAAAATTGCGAGTGTAATTGAATACGGCAAAAGCGGTCAGCCACCAAAGCCGTTTATGAAACCCGGAAAATCAGCGTCACGCAAGGAGTGTATGACGGTTATGATTAACACGCTTGATGAGGAGGTAAAGAGCATATGAGTTTGCTTGCTGAAATCAAGAGCATTGCAGAAGGTTTAAATATCAGAGTTGAAACAGGTGCTTTTTCAGACAAAGCACCTGACGAATACATTGTTCTCACACCGCTTTCGGACGGCTTTGATATGCACTGCGACAATATGCCGACCTTTGACAGACAGGAAGTGAGAATTTCTATATTTTCAAAGGGTAATTATTCTGCACTTAAATACAAGCTTGTGACCGCTCTTTTTCAAAGTGATATTTCAATAACCGACAGGCTGTATATCGGTTACGAGAGCGACACGGGCTATCATCACTATGCTATTGACGCATTAAAAACTTATGAACTGGAGGAGATAAACTATGGCAACAATCGGACTTGATAAGCTGTACTACGCAAAAATCACGGAGGACTCTGACGGAAACGAAACCTACGATACACCCATTCCTCTTGCTAAGGCAATGAGTGCGGAACTTTCGGTAGAGCTTGCCGAGGCGACACTTTATGCCGATGACGGTGCGTCAGAGGTTGTAAAGGAATTTCAGAGCGGTACGCTCACACTCGGTATCGACAACATTGGAACAGCCGTTGCAGAGGATTTGACCGGTGCGACAATCGACAAAAACAAGGTGTTGGTTTCCGCATCTGAGGACGGAGCACCGCCCGTTGCAATCGGTTTTCGTGCAAAGAAAGCGAACGGCAAGTATCGTTACTTTTGGCTTTACAGAGTGAAGTTTGGCATTCCTGCAACTAATCTTACCACAAAGGGCGAAAGCATCGAGTTTTCCACTCCGTCGATTGAGGGTACGGTTATCCGCAGAAACAAGGCTGACAAGCTCGGCAAGCACCCGTGGAAGGCTGAAATTTCAGAGGACGATACAGGTGTTGCAATCGACACAATCAGCGGTTGGTACACTCAAGTGTATGAGCCGACCTATGCTGAATAAATACGGAGGTGCGTTATGACTGACAGAGGAAGTATTATTAAAATTGGTGAAAACGATTATGAGCTTATTCTTACAACAAGGGCAACAAAGGAAATTGCCAAAAGATACGGCGGACTTGAAAACCTCGGTGACAGGCTTATGAAAAGTGAAAATTTTGAAATGGCACTTGATGAAATCATCTGGCTTATCACACTACTTGCAAATCAGAGCGTTATGATTTACAATCTGAAAAATCCGAACAGCAAAAAGCTTTTGCTTTGTGAGGACGAGGTTGAACTTCTTACATCACCGTTTGACCTTGCTGAATACAAGAATGCAATTATGGACTCAATGAACAAGGGTACAAAGAGAAATATTGAAAGCGAGTCTGACTCAAAAAACACGAAAGTCGGGTAAGTGACGAGGAGTTCTTTACCCGACTTCTTTATTACGGACTTGCACATTTGGATCTTTCGCAAGATGAGGTGTGGCTGATGCCCTTTGGGCTCTTGCTTGACTTGTGGGAATGTCATAGACAATATAACGGCATTGCAAAGCCAAAACGAGTTGCTTGCATTGATGATGTTATTCCGTGTAACATCTAAATTTCAATGGACTTTATTATATATTTTTGATATAATAAAACTAAAATTGCAATAAGGAATGTTATGTAAAATAATGGAAATTAATAATTTTAATAAAATCAGAAATGCCTACATAAAAGCACGGGCGACAGAAAGAACTAAGTTGGTTGAACTTTTAAGGGAAAACCAATACACTGTAATAACGCACGGTAGAGCTGGACAAGGAAACAAAAACTATAGTGGAAGTGGAAAACTAAATCCTCCACATGACCTAAGTCACCACAAATGGATTGATGCTCAAAAGGCTGGAGTAAACTTCCTAATCAGTTTTAACCCTCTTGAAGTAGATGGAAACACCGCAAACCCGCATCACCTCTACGATAGGATTGGAGTTCAAGCATATATTGGTAATAATACCGAAACTGATATTCGCACAGCTATGATAATTACGAAGTGGACACTACCAATAACAAAAAGTGACGGAGAAGAATTGATTGCTTTTCTAAATACACTGATTGAAATGTTTAAAGTTTGGCAAAAATTGCACAAATAATAATTTTTAGACATCGCAGAAATGTGGTGTCTTTTTTTATGCCCTGAGGAGGTGAGAATATGGCGGATAGTTTTGGACTTAAGCTTGGCATTGAGGGCGAAAAGGAATTTAAAAAGTCGCTTGCAGAAATCAATCAGAGCTTTAAGGTGCTTGGCTCTGAGATGAAGCTTGTGTCCTCGCAGTTTGATAAGAATGATAATTCCGTTCAGGCTTTGTCTGCAAGAAATATGGTTCTTAATAAGGAGATTGACGCACAAAAGCAGAAGATTGAAACCTTGCGACAGGCACTTGCAAATGCATCAGAGTCCTTTGGTGAAACCGACAGAAGAACACAAAGCTGGCAAATTCAGCTTAACAATGCCGAGGCATCACTCAACGGTATGGAGCGTGAACTGAACAGTAATAATTCTGCACTTGAACAGGCAAAGACGGATATTGAGGGGACAGAAAAATCTCTTGAAAAGGTTGACGGTCGGCTTGATGATACTGCCGAAAGTGCCGATGATATGGGCGATGAAATCAAGGACGCAGGCGACAAGGCGGATAAGTCAAAGGAGAGGTTTTCAAAGCTTGGTTCGGTACTCAAGGGTGTGGGTGTTGCGATGGGTGCGGTTGTTACTGCGGCTGCCGCAACTGCCGTTAAGCTCGGCAAGGAGGTAGTTAATGCCTATGCCGACTATGAACAGCTTGTCGGCGGTGTTGATACGCTTTTCAAGGGTTCATCACAGAAGCTGCAAAGCTACGCATCTAATGCCTATAAAACGGCAGGCCTTTCTGCAAATGACTATATGGAAACTGTTACAGGCTTTTCAGCAAGCCTCATTCAGTCGCTTGGCGGTGATACGGACAAGTCGGTAAAGTATGCCGATATGGCAATCACGGATATGGCAGATAATGCAAACAAAATGGGTACGGATATGTCGCTCATTCAGAATGCGTATCAAGGCTTTGCCAAGCAGAATTACACAATGCTCGATAACCTTAAACTCGGCTACGGCGGTACTAAAGAGGAAATGCAAAGACTTCTCTCTGACGCAGAGAAAATATCGGGCATTAAGTACGATATTTCGTCATATGCCGATGTGGTCGATGCAATCCATGTTATGCAGGAGAGTATGGATATTGCCGGCACTACTGCAAAAGAGGCGGAGGGTACAATTTCGGGTTCGGTTAATGCGTTGAAATCCTCGGTCACTAACCTTGTGGTAGGATTTGGCGACGCAAACGCTGACCTTGATGTGTTGTGTGAAAATGTTGTAACAGCATTTCAGACCGTGCTTGAGAATATCTCGCCTATTGTGGAAAATCTCATCTCAGCCTTGCCGACAGTCATTACCACACTGCTTGAATCGGCAGGTGAAATGCTTCCCACTGTTCTGGAAACTCTTGCAGAATTGTTTGCACAGGTGCTTGAGGGATTGCTTCAGCTTTTGCCACAACTGATTCCCGTTGCGGTGTCAGCCTTATTAACAATTACAAATGCAATTGTTGAAAATCTGCCCTTGCTGATTGAGTCGGCAACCTTGCTCGTAGCAACTCTCGTACAAGGCCTTGCAGACGCACTGCCTACACTAATTCCTACTGCGGTCAATGCGGTTATGACGATTGTACAGGGACTTCTGGACAGCTTGCCGTCAATTCTTGACGCAGGACTTGAACTTGTGTCAGCACTTGCACGGTGCATTGTTTGATGAGATTAAAAACGACAGGGTTATACGCGTTAAGCCGAATGACACATCAAGGTCACAGCCGTTTCGCATATACAGAATTACAACACCGATGAACGGCATCATCACAGTGTATGCACAGCATATTTCATATGATTTGTCGGGCATTGGCGTGTTGTGCTTTGAGAGCAAATAGGTTTCACCACAGCTTGCTCTTGAAAGAATTTTTGCGAATACTTCATCAAAGCACGGCTTTAAATGCAGTTCAGAAAAGAGTAAACGAGATTTTATCTTAACAGACAATAGAACAGTATCCTAACAAAATCCCCATCAAAGGAATTTTTCTCCTTGATGGGGATTTTTTGTTCAGCTTGATGAAAAATCGATAATTTTTTTACGTGAAGATATATAAAAATAGTTGAAAAACACTATTGTTTGATGTATAATGAATTCAAGCAATCTTAGTCTTTACTTTAAAATATTATAGTTTATGTATGGAGGTATTATTATGAAATATTATTTAGGTATAATTCAATTAGGTGGATATAGTGGAACTTATTATAATTTTAAACCGCAATATTTATATGATCCAGATAGTAAAACGATAGAAGAAATATCTCGTTCCGAATTGGAATTAAAATTTCCACAGTATGGTGAAATCAATCTTTCATACGAAATGTATAGGGAATCTGCACCTAAAAAGTTTTTAAACGCCTTGGAAATAGCAAATAAGGAGTCTTATGATTGTTTATACTCTGTTTGTTTTAGCGAAGAAGATCTTGAGAAAAATGAAAATGAAAAAATTCAAATTAAGCTAGATTTGCAATCTTTGGTTGAAAAAGGAAAAAATCTATGTGATATAATTAAGCCGATAGAAGATATTGGAATATATAAAATTGTCAATTCGAAAACCGATATTGTAAATTATGATGCATTTAATAATTTAGTATTGGTAAATGAAAAATATTTTATCGGTCAGCATGTATTACTGGCCTATGAAGGTTCTTTATATGGTCCATATGAACTTCATGAACGCCCCATTTATGGTGATAAATATATATCACCATCCATCAGCAGTAATGGATATGTTTTAAAAAAATACTCTGAAAAGTATTATAAGAAATTTGATTTTTCTCAACAAAGCCATGATCGTGTATCAGTTGCAATTATTACTGGAGAACCAGAATTAGTTGATGCTTTACCTGACGCTATATTATTGGATAAATTGCAAGATAAGATTGATATTGAACTATTAAAAAATAATGTATATGAATTTGATAGATTAGTCAAGACATCTCCATTTTTAGGGGATATACCTGAATCGTTTCAAAAAAAGAGAATAGGTAGAATTAAAGAAATTATAACAAATGCTTTAAATTATGAAGATGAAAAGAAAAAAGCTATAATTTCACTTATTGATGAAAGTGACTCGGATGTGCAAATCTTACTAGGCGAAAAAATTAAAGAGAGTAATGTTTATAAAGAATCGCAAGAAACAATCGATCGATTGAAAAATGAGGTAGAACATCTGTCTTCAGATAAAGATGAACTTGAAAAAAATAACAAGGTTCTTGAAGAAAAAATTATTGAACTAGAAAATGAGGATAATTCAACTGAAGCAATAACTAAAAGCGAAGAATTGATATCTATAAAAGATGAAAATGAAAAGTTAAAAAATGATAACCAAGAACTCAAGGACAAAGTTTCTTTGTATGATGATGTTATGAATTTGGAAAACAAAAAGAATGAATTAACTGCAAAAAATAAAGACTTACAAGCGACATATGATGATTGGGTACTCCGTATTTCAAAGAAACGAACTGAGTATGATACATTACAGAAAGAAGTCAAAGAAACCGTGTCAAGCGAGATGAATACAACTAAAATGGTTAAGACCGCATTTGATCCTTATATTTCAAACCTTCTTGTTGAAGCCGCAGGTCAATGGAGTAAAAGTAAAGAATATGAAAAATATAAAGAGATATCTGAATATATGCGGAATTTGCCTTGTGAAAACATAAGAAAAACTGATTTGATAGATAATTTAGTTGAAGATATTCAACAGTTTAGAAATTATAGTAGGAACGACATAATTAATATGTACATATGTTTGTCACAGAACTTCCTTACTATATTTTCAGGTGAGCCTGGTACGGGAAAAACATCTATATGCAGTATTCTCGCTTATAGTTTAGGACTTAATAGTTTCGGTTTTGATTCTAATATTTCAAGAAATCGTTTTATTCCTGTTTCAGTTGAAAGAGGATGGTCATCTAAAAGAGATTTGATAGGGTATTTTAACCCTCTAACTAAAAGATATGATAGAAGTAATGCAAAAATATATGATGGGTTAATGATACTAAATGAAGAAAGAGAAAATTCTCGGTTTCCTTTTGTTATTTTATTGGACGAGGCAAATTTGAGTCCTATTGAGTATTATTGGGCTGATTTTATGCGCATAGCTGATAAATCAGATAAAAATATGTTTATAAATATTGGCCTCGATGATGATATATATATTCCTGAAACTTTGCATTTTTTAGCTACGATAAACAATGATCAAACAACTGAACAATTGTCGCCAAGATTAGTTGACCGTGCTTGGATTGTTAAACTGCCAAAAGCAGATGTTAAAGAGACAGAAAAAGATATTACCGACTATTTTTCGAATATATATCTCTGGTCTGACATAAAAAAAGCATTTGTTGATTCAGGTAATGGCGATATGCAACTGCAAGCATTGGCTGAAAAAATCTACAAACTTTTTGATGATCACTACCTGACTGTTAGTCCAAGAATAAAGCAAAGCATAAAAAAATATGTTTGTATTGCACAGGAGATAATGGAAGATGAGCTTGGTGTAAGCAAGAAAGAAAAAGCTCTTGATTTTGCTATACTTCAAAAACTCCTTCCAAAAATCAATGGTATGTATGAAAATTACAGACGCTTATTTGAGTCACTATCACAAATTTGTGAAGAAAATCACTTAAAAATGACGAAACAAGCATTATCTCGAATGCAAGAGTCAGCTGATCAGAATATGGGTTATTGTCGATATTTAGTTTGAGTTTGGTGTGAATTATGAGTAATTATAAACTTAAGTTATATGCCAAGAATGGCTCAGTTACAGAGTTTGAACTACACTTGAAAGAATGTACTGAAATACTTAATGATTATCAACACATAGTAAGTAGAGATTATATTTTTAATGATTACGCTTATTTAATCAAGGTAGTTGATAATAAAGATATAGTTCAAACGGTTGATGCGACCTTTATTAATAACGAGATTGTTGATAAATCATTATCAAGGCGACATGAATACGCTTCATTATTTATCGAATGCTTTGGATTAGTGAAAATTGAAGTTGTAATAGATGGCTGTTCTTATGTTACTGATAATATTAGTCTAATGATGAATAAAAACAGTGTTAATCAAGGATTAATTCATATGATTGACTACATATATGATAATTGCGATGATTACCTATATGAAGAGCATAAGAATTCTAAGATATCAACGGGTATAAAACCTAATACCAATATTTCGTTAGATTCAAAACTTTCAATGCTTGAAGATATATATAATACATATGTAAATATATATCAAGTGTTACGTTATTCTCCCCAGTCAAAATTAATTAATCTTGATAAAATAGGAAATTTTCAAGAGTTGCAAAATATACAAGCTAACACGATACGTTATATATCAACGCATCCTGAAGAACTTCGACCCGTAAATTATAATTCAGGTATCGTTGTTGATGGTCAATATTATCAGCCAAATAAGACTTTAGTTAAGTCTGTCACGTATTCATATGATATATATGAAAACCGGGTTATCGTTGGCTTCTTACAAACTATAATCAATGAGTTGCAAGAGATTAAAAAGTTTTTAATCGAACGTTACTTACATGACTCACAACCAAAAGAAAAAGATAATTATGTTGAATCTTCTTATTATATTTACACACGAAACACAAGAATTCTTAAAGGATATATAGATTATGTTGATCCACTGATACTGAAGTTTAAAAATTTATTTGAGGAATATCACTCTATACTTCCAGTAAAAAATATTGTTGTTATGGCGCCACCTGAATATACTAATGTTTTTCAAGGTAATATTACATATAGGGTCATGTTTCAAAAGATAAGAAATTGGTTCATGTGCGGAAATTATATTTTGAAAAAGTATGAGTTATTGCTTAGTTTTGTTTCTATAAGTAAAATATATGAATATTATTGCCTTATTAGAATCAATAAGACACTTGAATATATGGGCTTTTCTTTGAATAGCAGTATGACTTTTAAATATAAAGAAAAGAAGTATTATCGCAACACTATTTATAACAATACTTTTGAATTTTATAAGAAGAATAATAATGTTACCGTGTATTTTCAGCCTATTATTTATAATGAATTAATGGCTAGTGATTATAGTAACAATATTAATTTGTTTAGAAGTACTACTATTAGTATTTCAGATATTAAAGCTCTTGCTCTTTTAGGTGGTAAAGATGTTAGAACGGGAACTTATTATAACCCGGATTATTTGATTAAGGTTACGAATGATGAAAGTATATATTATTTTGTTCTTGATGCTAAGTACAGTACCTCTAATAATATCAAACAATATCAATTGCCATTCTTAACTTATAAGTATTTATTTTCATTAAATCCTACTGTTAGAAATGAATATATTGCTGGGCTGATTATATTTTGCGGTAAAAATGAAGTAAGCAAGCTTGAGAATATTCATGATATTGCAGAGAAAAATAATTATGCTATTTCACCCAGTGCACATATAGTGAATTTATTGGGAGATTGTGCCGAAAAAAATAATAATTTGTGTGATTTATTCAATGAAATAATTTTTAACCAAAAAAACAAATAATAAAGTTGACACAAAGTATAGCAGTAATTTAAATATGGAGCTTATGTTATGAATCAAGTACATTGTATTCATACTCGAATGGTTAAATGTGTTTTAATCTGTTTATGGCAATTATGAAATGGTTTGTTTAGAAGTGATTTCGACTGCTGTAGATGAGTTAATGCATTAAAGAGAAGTAATTCAGGGCAAATGGGGCAACGGCGCCGACCGCAAAAAACGTCTCACCAAAGCCGGCTATGACTACAACGCCATTCAGAAAAGAGTAAACGAGATTTTATCTTAACAGACAATAGCATAATATTCTAACAAAGCCAAATCCCCATCAAGGTGTTTTTTCTCCTTGATGGGGATTTTTTTCGCTCAAAACCTCTGTTTATCTCCAGTGGAAAGTGAATAACAAAAAAACCGGAGGTAGTATTATGCAGAATGAAGTGAGAACAGTATTGCAGACAACAGATGTTGAGTCACATTTAAAAATGTCTGCAAAGCCGTTGACAGATGCGGAGCTTTTACAGGACTACAACTATTTTATGGCGCAGAGGGTAGCTAAGGATATGCTTGAAAAAGGACTTATCTCGTTGGAAGAATTCAACAAATTAACAAAGAAAAATCGTGACACATTCTCTCCATTTTTAGCCGAGATTATGCCGAAAACAACTTGACAATTGTGACATTTAGAGTGATGTATATACAAGTGAAATGGGAGGTGAGTTATCATGAAAAAGGTTACGAAAATTGACAAAATTCAACCTGCAAAAAATGCCGAGGATAAACTGCGTGTTGCAGCCTACTGCCGAGTTTCAACGGCGACTGATGCACAGCTTGAAAGCTTGGAAGCACAAAAGAGCCATTATGAAAATTACATCAATTCACGAGATGATTGGTGCTTTGCGGGTTTGTACTACGATGAGGGCATAACAGGCACAAAGGCAAGTAAAAGGCCGGAACTTATGCGGCTTTTAGCTGATTGCAAGGCAAAGAAAATTGATTTTGTAATTACAAAGTCAATCAGCCGGTTTTCAAGAAACACTATGGATTGTCTGGAAATTGTGAGAACACTTCTCAACCTGAATATTCCGGTATATTTTGAAAAGGAAAATATAAATACCGGTTCTATGGAAAGCGAGCTCTTTCTGTCAGTTCTCAGCACAATGGCTGAGGGTGAATCCGCTTCTATTTCATCAAACAACAGATGGTCAATTAAAAAGCGTTTTGGAAACGGAACTTACAGATTAAGTAGTGCACCTTATGGTTATAAGCTTGAATCAGGTGGACTGCAAGTTGTTTCTGAACAGGCAGATATTGTAAAGCGAATATTCAGAGAACTGCTTTCAGGTAAAGGAATGTACTCAATTGCTAAGGAGTTGAACGCTGAACAGGTGCCAACGCAAAAGGGTGGAAGGTGGACATCGACAAGTGTGCACAATATTCTTACGAATGAAAAATATACAGGTGATTGTATTTTTCAGAAAACCTATGCCGACAGTAATTTTAATCGTCATACAAATAACGGAGAGCTTAACAGGTACTTAATACAGAATCATCATGAGGCAATTATCAGTCACGAGGATTTTAATGCTACCGCTGCACTTATTGAACAAAGGGCTGCCGAAAAGGGAATAGAAAGCGGTAGTGATAAATATCAGCAGAGATATGCTTTTTCCGAAAAGCTTATTTGTGGTGAGTGCGGAAATACCTTTCGCAGAAGAATTCATAAGGGCAAGTACAATAGCTATGTTGCGTGGGTGTGCAATACTCACCTGTCTGATACTAACAGGTGCTCAATGCTGTTTGTAAGAGATGATGCGTTAAAGCTTGCGTTTGCAACTATGCTTAATAAGCTGATTTTCAGTTACAGACTGCTTCTCAAGCCATATCTTGCAGCAATGCAAAGCAATACGGCTGATGAAGCCTTGCTCCGTATTCAATATCTTGAAAACCAGCTTGACCAGAATGCCGAGCAGCGCAGTACATTGCATAAACTGATGGCGCAAGGCTATATTGACCAAATACTTTACACGCAGGAAAGCAACGAATTACTTTTACAGGCTCGTGATTTTAGAAGTGAAATCGAGGCGCTGAATAATACGGTGGCGGGTGATACTACAAAGGTTTATGAAACCGAGCGCCTGATAAATTACTGCAAACGCGGTGAAATGCTGACGGATTTTAATGAGAGTTTATTTGAGCTATTTGTTGACCATATTTTGATTTATTCACGACAAAAAATAGGATTTGTTCTGAGATGTGGCCTTACATTTGAGGAGATGATTTAATGGGACACACGCCATTTGGATATATAATCGTTGACGGAAAGGCTGTTGTTGACGAAGCCTCTGCCGAACAGGTTCGCAATGTCTATTTGAATTACCTTAGCGGACTTTCTCTTGTCGATGCGGCAAAGAGGGCAGGACTTAATATGCGACATTGCGGAGTGAAGAATATGCTGCAAAACAAGCACTATCTTGGCGATTACTTCTACCCGCAAATAATAGACAATGAAATTTTTAATGCTGCCAAAATGGAATTGAGTGAACGCTCCTCAAGGTTAGGTAGAAACAATCGCTACAAGCCTGAAAAAATAAAAAAGCCACCAATAGCATTTAGGCTTGGCAGCATAACTGAAAATTTTGATAATCCAATCAGACAGGCAGAGTACATATATAGTCTGATAGAAAGTGGGGACATTTGATGGGAAATGTTATGATTATTCCTGCAAAACGACAGGTTGGAAATACCTCACGACGGCAGGAGGATAAGCCAAAGCTTAGAGTTGCCGCTTATTGTCGAGTCAGTACTGACAGCGATGAACAGGCATCAAGCTATGAAACTCAGGTTGAGCACTATACCGAGTATATCAAGAAAAATCCTGAATGGGAGTTTGCCGGCATTTATGCAGATGACGGTATTTCAGGTACCAACACTAAAAAGAGAGAAGAATTTAATCGTATGATTGAGGCCTGCAAGGCGGGTGAAATTGATATGATAATCACCAAATCAATCAGCCGTTTTGCAAGAAATACTCTTGATTGCTTAAAGTATATACGAATGCTTAAGGATAAAAACATACCGGTATTCTTTGAAAAGGAATCCATCAATACAATGGACGCAAAGGGAGAGGTTTTGCTTACAATTATGGCGTCACTTGCTCAGCAGGAGTCGCAATCACTTAGTCAGAATGTGAAAATGGGCTTGCAGTTTCGCTATCAGAATGGTCAGGTGCAGGTAAACCACAATCACTTTCTGGGATATACAAAGGATAGGGAAGGTAACCTTGTGATTGATCCGGAGCAGGCTGAGGTGGTAAAGCGTATTTACAGAGAATACCTTGAGGGCAGTTCTATGGACAAAATTGCAAAAGGGCTTGAGAAGGACGGTATTTTGACAGGTGCCGGGAAAAAGAAATGGTGGACGAGCACCATCAACAAGATTCTCCGTAACGAGAAATATATTGGTGATGCACTTTTACAAAAGACCTACACCACAGATTTCTTGAATAAAACCAGAGTCAAGAACAACGGCATTGTTCCGCAATATTATGTTGAGAATAATCACGAGGCGATTATTCCGAAGGACATCTTCTTGCGGGTACAGGAAGAACTGGTACGCAGACGAGTGGTCAAGACCAGCGCCAACGGCAAAAAGCGCAGTTACAGCTGTAATCACTGTTTTGCACAGCTTGTTATTTGTGGCGAGTGCGGTGAAATGTTCCGCAGAATCCATTGGAATAATCGAGGCTGCAAATCTATTGTATGGCGGTGTCTGAGCAGACTTGAGGCGACGGGACTTGAATGTCACGCAAGAACGGTAAATGAAAAGGTTTTAGAAAGTGTAGTGCTTGAAGCTATAAACAGGTTGCTTGGTGACAAAGCCGCCTATCAGGCACAGCTGCAACAAAACATAGCACAGGTGATTCGTGACGCAAACAAGAACACTAGCGAAAAAATAGACGAGCAGTTGATGGCTCTGCAAAAAGAACTTTTGCAAAAGGCCAATAATAAGGAGGCCTATGATGAAATTGCAGAGCAGATTTTCAAGCTTCGTGAACAACGTCGGCAAAATACCGTCGATACCACTGCCAGAGATGCACAGATAGAAAGAATCACTGCCTTGCAGGACTTTATCAATCAGCAAAACACAATGTTAACAGAATTTGACGAAACCTTAGTGAAACGCTGGCTGAAGCAGATTACAGTCTATAATGATCACTTTACGGTAGAACTTAAATCCGAGCTTAAGGTTGATGTAGAAAGATAGTCATAAATAACAAAGGCTCCTCACCACTAGAACTCAATCTCGTGATGGGGAGTCTTTTCTTATGCAAATTCTTTTATTGCATATATTGCGATAAAAGATAATGAAACCGACATTATTGCAAAAGCAGCTGGCCATCCTAATAAGGATACAGATACACTACTTCTCTTTGCTAATTCTGATGCTCCGTATGTCAATTTATCTGTGTATGCATTATCCATGTTTTACCTCACTCTCTTATAATAACCATTTTTCAATATAATCGTGCCACCATTTACTGGTCCGCATAGAGAACCTGCAGCCTTTTTTGTTGGATAACTTTCATTAGAATATAGCGAAATCAAAGAAGTATACGCATTAGCTATACTCAATGTGCTGCCAACACTCTTAAATACTTGTAATATCATTTTGGTTAACCTCCTTTATTATCATCAAAATTTTACTAATCGCATCTATGGCTTCTTCATCAGACCTTTCAAGCAATTTTGCGAACTTTGAAATAGCCTCCAGTCTATCTTCCATACAGAGTTTGTTTTCAGACGCATCAGGTGCTGCAATTTCTGTATAGCTCAATAAGCGTTTTCCTACAAGATAATCATCATATCTACCATTACATTGTTTAAGTAAATATGTAGCAACACCTTTTAAATGAGGGCCTATTGCAAATGTGCTCACAATTTCTTCTGGAATTTTGATTTCTACTACCACCTTATCGTCACCATAAACCATTGGGGTCTGTATCTGCACACCGTATCTCGAATAAAGATTCAATGATGCGCTCCTAACGCCTTCTATTATATCATGAATGGCATCAATGGCTTTTATTGTTAAATCAGCAAATTCGATTTGTATATTCTTAGAAATAAGCATATTATCACCTCTTCTCAGTACATTTTATTATCGGTTCCTGTAATAATATTATTCAATGAAAATGTCAATACTCTCTATTACTGAGACTTGTAATATTTTTATTAATAGTTTTTTTAAATAAAAACCCTCTCGGCTATAATAACCGAGAAGGTTTATATGAGTTATCTATGTCATTTTCTGTATCCGGTACACATGATATCTTCACCAGTTATTTCACATCCTACCTCATCTACAAATTGGTCTAATGCATTATTAATGAATTCATGTAACAACCAGTTCTGTTTTGACTTCATGTATTTGCAAAATAATTTCGGATTATATCTGACCAATTCACTTATCCAATGGAACACAGCAAAAATCAATACAGTCGATGGCATATTTGCTAAGTTGTCATTACCTGAAACTTCTTTTTTTATGTACCATAATTTTGCCTCACCAAATATGTAAAAGAGATAACCTCTAGTCTTTTCATGATATTTGTTTAGTGCTTTTTTACGTTCCTCAATTGGCTTGTGAATATCCCAATTGAATCTTTTTTTCATTCTGATAACATATTTATCATCAACACTTAGGTCTCTTTCAAACTTCGATGGCAAATTCTTAAGAGCCTTAGCATTTGCATACCTTCCAGAAACTTCGAATTTAATCCATGATTCCTTAGAGTTGTCTTTTTTTACGAACAC